ATGTTAACCGATATTCCATACCTGCCGGAAAATTTAAGGAACGGTTATTTTGACATAAATCAGATAAGTCATATCCCGGAAAGCATTCTTAATCTGAGGAATGAATGTTCAATAGATATTAGTGATAACCCATTGTCATCCCATGCTCTGCAATCCCTGCAAAGATTAACCTCTTCGCCGGACTACCACGGCCCACGGATTTACTTCTCCATGAGTGACGGACAACAGAATACACTCCATCGCCCCCTGGCTGATGCCGTGACAGCATGGTTCCCGGAAAACAAACAATCTGATGTATCACAGATATGGCATGCTTTTGAACATGAAGAGCACGCCAACACCTTTTCCGCGTTCCTTGACCGCCTTTCCGATACCGTCTCTGCACGCAATACCTCCGGATTCCGTGAACAGGTCGCTGCATGGCTGGAAAAACTCAGTGCCTCTGCGGAGCTTCGACAGCAGTCTTTCACTGTTGCTGCTGATGCCACTGAGAGCTGTGAGGACCGTGTCGCGCTCACATGGAACAATCTCCGGAAAACCCTCCTGGTCCATCAGGCATCAGAAGGCCTTTTCGATAATGATACCGGCGCTCTGCTCTCCCTGGGCAGGGAAATGTTCCGCCTCGAAATTCTGGAGGACATTGCCCGGGATAAAGTCAGAACTCTCCATTTTGTGGATGAGATAGAAGTCTACCTGGCCTTCCAGACCATGCTCGCAGAGAAACTTCAGCTCTCCACTGCCGTGAAGGAAATGCGTTTCTATGGCGTGTCGGGAGTGACAGCAAATGACCTCCGCACTGCCGAAGCCATGGTCAGAAGCCGTGAAGAGAATGAATTTACGGACTGGTTCTCCCTCTGGGGACCATGGCATGCTGTACTGAAGCGTACGGAAGCTGACCGCTGGGCGCAGGCAGAAGAGCAGAAATATGAGATGCTGGAGAATGAGTACCCTCAGAGGGTGGCTGACCGGCTGAAAGCATCAGGTCTGAGCGGTGATGCGGATGCGGAGAGGGAAGCCGGTGCACAGGTGATGCGTGAGACTGAACAGCAGATTTACCGTCAGCTGACTGACGAGGTACTGGCCCTGCGATTGCCTGAAAACGGCTCACAACTGCACCATTCATAATCACATCGCATAAACCACAGACCGGACTGACTCCGGAAAAACAGAGGCCCGCCCCCGGGCCTCCCCGGATTCATCCGTTTCTCTGTTCAGCCTGACCGCACACCCCGGCGGCCGGATGACAGACTCCGCCTCGGTAAGCAAAGCGGTCTTCTGTGATTCCGCCAGTTGCGGCTTATTCATTACTTAACGTCAAACGCCCGAATTGAAGCCAAATCATCCAGACTGCTCAGCTCCTCTTTCATCTCCCGCTGACGGCGATAAATCTCATCGTTGCGATCGACCTGCGCCTGCACCATTGCTGCCGCCAGTTCTTCCAGTTCCGGCATCGACAGTTTCACCTGCTGATTATCGGCATCGCTCCACGCCATATGTGTTTGTGCTGTGACAGATTTTGCCAGCATGACTACCGGGGACAGGCGGCCCAGTGAGTCGGGACCAGCATTCCAGATACGACCGTTCCATTCAAACGTGAACGGCTTCGCCTCCTGTTCTGCGCGCCATGCTTCAATTTCCTGACGTCTGGCCTCTCTGGCCGCTTCCAGCATTTCTGGTGTCACAGTGAATGGGGCTATCTCACCCCATTTGCCGCTTTGCAGTTCCTGCCAGATTTGCTGACCCGTCGGAGCGACATCATCAGCGGTGGCTGTGTAGGGGACTGCCTGGTCCCTGTCGTCAAAAAAAACGTCACAGTCTACTGCGCCACTTTCGGTATAACGGGGATTAATGATTTTTTTAATTTCCACGGTGCATTCCTCACGATGTGCGAATAAAAAGCCCGGGCATTGCGCCAGAGACATGTGCATCCGGCACCCCGGACAGGGCGCAATATGACCCCGGTAATGAATGCTCTGAACATCCCGTAATGAAAAATTGTGGGTATGCTATATACGTTCCGGTGGGAGTACTGGGCACTGAAATCCCCACCGGTCCCAGTCGTGAGCCTCTGTATGACTGCCCCCTGACAAGTCTGATGACTTTATCACCGTCAGCTTCTCCCTGGTACGCAGCAATAATCAGCCCGCCAATGTCAGGGTCTCCCCATCTGTTGCGGACAGAGCTCGCCACGATTCTGTAAATAATATCTTCTGTGGTTATATTTATTTTCACCCAGCCAGTCAGTCTGGATATGGGCCAGTAGCAGTAGCGGGTGTGATAAATGGGGCCGTTAATGCCGTAAAAAGTAAGGGATTTGGCTCTGTACCGCGGTTCTGTTGTCTCAGGGCGTGCATCAGTCCACCGGATGCTGAGCACCCCTTCAAACCGTGTGTCGGGTATGATGCCAGGCGGCCAGCAACGGAATACTCACCTGGCAGCGCATTCCTTACCCAGGCCAGGAAATCACTCTTAGTGTCAAAACGGATAACATCTTCAGCAGAAAAGCACACCCAAAGCCGAATGCGCCGGGTATCGCCAGACGGCCTTTTGTCCGGTCGTAAATGTCGCTCTGTGCTTCCATCGTGGCCGCACTTTTCAGCCCCAGATTATCCCGGGACTTCTGTTGTACCTTTTCGCCTGCTGCCGCATTTCTGACAGATGGTTAGCCATTTTCAGAGTGCCGGTCAGCGCAGCATCAATGTCATTTTTGGCCTGTTCTGCTGCGCGGGCATAACCTGCGGCATCCTGTGCGCTCTGTCCGGCTGCGGCTGCATTTGCTCCTGTGCTTGTCACATCTTCCGCAGTGGCCTTTCTGTCCTCAGCTGTGACGGTGCATCCTGTCGGGCTTTCTCCGCAAAACGTTGTGCATCATCACGGGCCGTTGCGGCTGCCGCCACATCCTGCGCCGTCTGCTGTGCGTTTCCGGCTGCAGCCCCGGCACTCTGCTGCGCCTGCGCCACCATTTCCTCAAAGCGCTTCATCACCTCCGGACGTAAATCACCATCCTTTGGTGCATTCAGAAACGCGTTCAGTGTCCCCGGTGCATCAGTCGGTGCCACATCAATATCCCCGACACGGGTTGGCTGCCAGCCGTTACAGTGAAGCGCAACCTCGTAATACCCCGGCTCAGCCTCAATCACATAAGCACCGTTATTGTCCGTCACGCAAGTGGCAACAACGTGTGCCACAACGGTCGGACTGGTTCTTCTGGCCCGCAGTTCAATCGCACAATTTACGACAGGTTTACCCGCCCCATCTTTCAGTACACCTGAAATCTTTACTGCCATATTCACCCCACAAAAAGCCCGCCTGAACCAGCGGGCTGTCATAACACTGTGTTACCTGGCTAATCAGAATTATAACCGACACCCACGATGAAACCGTCAGTGCGCCAGTCGCCACTGCCGGAACCTTCATAAGCAAGGTCAATGGCCACGGATTCGGTCGGGTTAAACTGCACGCCAGCCCCCACGCCAGAGACGTGTTGCTGTGGCGGTTGTCATCACTCCCGGTCAGCACATCGTGCGTTTTCCCCTTGTTGTCAGTTACGCGGAGATAATCCCCGGAGAAGGTCGACACACGGCTGTAAGCCACGCCCGCCATCGCATACGCGCTGAACCATTCATTCACGCGCACAGACGGCCCCGCCATCACGCTGAACCAGCGGTTACGCACGGAATCCTCATGCCAGCGGGTATCGCTGTAATGCGTTTTTGCTCATCTTCGCGTTGCATAGCTGAATGACGTCACCAGCCCCAGCGTGTCCGTAAACTCATAACGGTATTTCACGTTAATGCCCTTCAGGTCATCGCTGCCTGGCATATCAGTATGGGGCTGAAGATACCCGGCGCTCAGCGTGGACTGATGTTCAGACGCCCATGCAGGCGCACCGGATACAGCCAGACAGATGGCTGCGGACAAAATGGCTGCACAAACTTTACGCATAATTACCTCTCGCTTTTCTGCAATAAAAAAGGCACCATTTCTGGTGCCCGTATCTGGGTTATAAAATTCAGCTAATCGTGATGCCTGCAGTGGCTTTCTTCATCACAACACCAGCAAATCGCTGATATTGCTGTGGATACCAGCCATTTACAGCCATGCGATACAGAAAACTCCAGCGTCATGTGACCGTGACCGGCAGGCATATCAATAACACCCGTATATATCAGCGTATTATCCAGGGTCGTTCGGTTATAAATTTCAGCACCGTTTTTCTTCACTATCAGGCGGCATGACGATAATATTGTTATTCTTCCGCTCATGTTTAGCACCGCGAAACGCCACCGCGGGAATAACAATTTGCCGATCAAACGGCTGATCGTCATAAACCCTGACGGTAATGGTCCCTGATGGCCACCTCTCCGGTGCCCGGAGTCCGTGGGAAGGTTTGCCACTGTTTAACGAGATCGCCTTCATCTGGTTCGCGACAATTTCCCAGAACCGACAGTTCTTATTAATCGTGACGTTGTTGAGCGTCCGGAGTTCGCGTTCACGTTACCGCTGATATCGGCATTTTTCGCCGTCAGCCGTCCGCCAGGTGTCAGGGAAAATGCCGGAGGATTACCGCCGCTGGTAATGGTCGGAGCCGTCAGGCGTTTCAGGAACACGTCGTTCATGAATATCTGATCGCCCTGACCAACAAACATCGGCTTTGTGTTGCCATTCGCAGGATTAATCATCGCAATCCTGTCTGCCGCCAGCAGCACCTGACTCTGCATTCCTGCTGGCGTATTCTCAATACCGGCACCGATACCCGCAATATAAAGGCGTCCGTCCTTCATCTGTTGCAGCTTCACAGCCCACATGCTGTTCAGGTTATTATTTGTATCAACCTGAACTTTCTGTATCTGCTGGATTGCAGCACTCTGATTTTCCAGTTTTTTATTGACGGTTTGCGTGATTTCATTGCTGACATTCGTAATGGACGTCCTGATTTCAGTCAGGTCCGGCGCAAGCTGACCGTTATCAATCTGCGTCCACAACTCCTTGCCGAGATGCGTTTTATTGATCAACCCTTTATAAAAACTCAGATAACCTTCCGCATCATCGCTCGCCCGACCGACGGCCTCCACAAATGCCGATTTGCCAACGGTGTTCACACTGCGAACGTAAAAATAATAATCATGGCCCGGTTGATATTGATACTGGCGGCTATCCAGTACAGCGCCGTGCCAAGATAGCGGGCGTGGTTTCAACCTGCCTGATATCCGCAATCCGCTTTTCCGAAAACCAGAACTCAAACTGCACCGTCGGGTCATATACAGCCAGTTTCGGGACCGCCGTTATCTGAAAATACCCCGGTATCAGTTCAATAGTGACAGGCGCTGCCGGTGCCGCAATCCGGAACGATACCGACACCGGATCGCCCTGCTGCCCCCGGGCATTTACCCCCGGACTGTCAGCGTATAACCCCACGCCAGCTGCGTGAAACGATATGTGGTTTCCGTCGTCCGGGCTGTGCTGACCAGCCGCTCACTGCCGTCGTCCGCTGCCACGGTCAGGCGAAGCAGGAAGCTCACTCCCTTCACCACCTTCGGCGTGTCCCATCGCGCCAGCACCTGATATTCCCCGCTGTCTGCGGTGACTTCGGCGGTCAGATGCTGCACCGCTGGCGGCGTGACACCATTCACCGTGCCGCGCCGGTCACCGTCAAAGTGTGCCCCGTTATCCACGATGGCCTCTTTTTCCGGCACATGCTGCACGGCGGTGATGGCATACGTGCCGTCGTCGTTCTCACGGATACTCACGCAGCGGAACAGGCGCTGGCGCAGCGTCGGCAGCTTCAGCCCCCACACGCTGTATTCTGCAACGCCGTCAGGAACCCGGCTCACTTTCACCTTCACGCCGTCGGTGACGGACTGAACCTCCACGCTGACCGGATTGCCACTTCCGTCAACCAGGCTTATCAGCGTGGTACCGGAGGATGGCAGCGTGATTTCACGGTCGAGCGTCAGCGTCCGGGTCTGGCTGTTCACCGCCAGCACGCGCCCGCCGGTGCTGATACCGGCATAGTCATCATCGCAGATTTCAATGACATCGCCCGGTACATGGCGAAGCCCTTCAGCACCCACGCTGAAGTCCACGGTCTGCGTCTCCAGCAGTTCCGTTTTAATCAGCCACAGCCCGGCGCGGTGTGCCTGCCCCCGGCTGGTACAGCCAAAGGCATCCATCTTCGTGACGTTACGACCGTAACGGAGAATGGCCTGCGTGTCCTCCACAAGCTCTGTCGCCGTCTCATGACCGTTGTCCGGATCAATCCAGTTCACCTCAACGACATTATGGCGGTCCTTCAGGGCGCTGAAGCTGTAGCGGAACGGCGCGCCATCATCCGGCATCACCACATTACTGCGGTTATAGGTCCACACTTTATCCGACGGTCGGTCCTGCACGAACGTCAGCGTCTGCCCGTTCCATACCGGCATACAGCGCATCGCCGAGCAGAAATCACTGAGAACATCCCACGCCTTACGCTGTGTGGTCAGGTAAGCGTTACAGGTGATGCGCGGCTCCGTGCCGCCAAATCCGTCCGGCACTGACTGGTCGCAGTACTGGCCGATGACATACAGCGCCCATTTGTCCACATCTGCCGCACCAAGACGTTTCCCCATGCCGTAGCGCGGATGAGTGAGCATGTCCCACAGACACCAGGCCATGTTGTTGCTGTATGCTGGCTTAAGCGTTCCGTCCCAGATACCGCTGTATTGCCGCGTCTGCGGGTTATAGTTCGACGGCACCTGCAGAATGCGCCCGCGAAGATGATAATTGCGACTCACCTGCTGGTTACCGAACTGCTCTGAATCCACCTGCACGCCGACCAGCGCCGTGTTCGGGTAGCACTGTTTCACATCGATGATTTCGGTGTACGACGACCAGAGCGTTTTGTTCTGCAGCTGGTCTGTGGTGCTGTCCGGTGTCATCCTGCGCATCCGGATATTAAACGGGCGCGGCGGCAGGTTACCCACCACCACCGAGGCCAGATACTGCGAAGTGGTTTTGCCCTTAATGGTGATGTCTTTTTCCGTCACCCAGCCACCGTTACGCTGTATCTGAACCAGCAGGCGGACTTCCGACGGATTCCGGTCACCCTTTGAGGTGGTTTCCACCAGTGCCTGCACACCGAAGGTCAGGCGCAGACGGTCGATGTTTGCCGACGTGATGGTCCGGGTGATCGGCGTGTCATATTTCACTTCCGTACCCAGCACCGTCTCTGAGCCGGAAGATTCAAACCCCTCCGGCGGTGTCTGCTCCTGCTCGCCGGCGCGGAACACCACCGTAACACCGGAAAAGTTTGTCTTCCCCTCGCTGTCCAGGACCGGCGTACCGTTCAGCAGCACGCTTTTTAATCCATCCACCGGACCGTCAACCGGCCCTTCGCTGATGGCATCAATCACACTCAGCAACTGCGTGGATTTCAGGTTGTCCTTCGCTTCGCGCGGGGTATGCCCCTTACTGCTGCCTTTACCCATTCCTCACGCTCCATAAACGACAAAACCGCCCGCAGGCGGTTTCACATAAAACATTTTGCATCAGCGACCAATCACCACAACCTGACCACCATCCCCTTCGTCTGCCGTGCTGATCTCCTGAGAAACCACACGTGACCCCACGCGCATTTCACCGTACAGAACGGGCAGAACATTGCCCTGGGCAACCATGTTATCCAGTGACGAGAAATACGTGTTCTGCTTACCGTTATCCGTTGTCTGTGTACGGGGAGTTCTGGCTTTCGGTGCCAGCATCTGTGCAACACCGCCAAGCGTCATACTGGCACCGAGAGAAAACAGCAGATTACTCGCCATAATTCCTACCCCCGGCATCCATATAGCAACCGCCATAACAGCCGCCCCCAGCACCGCCTGAAACACACCGCCACTTTTAGCTCCCACCAGACGCGGTACTATGTGGATCACTGCACCATTTGCCAGCGGCTCATTAAGACGGGCAGACAATTCGGTTTCACCTGCATCACGCCCGGCAATGCGCACCTGATACCAGCCGTCACTCAGTTTCTGACGAAACGCCGGGAGCTGTGTGGCCAGTGCCCGGATGGCTTCAGCCCCCGTTTTCACACGAAGGTCGATGCGGCGGCCAAATCGTTGTAAATCCCCGTAAAGGCAGATGCGTGCCATGCCCGGTGACGCCAGAGGGAGTGTGTGCGTCGCTGCCATTTGTCGGTGTACCTCTCTCGTTTGCTCAGTTGTTCAGGAATATGGTGCAGCAGCCCGCCGTCACCGCAGTAAATGGCGGCATGATTCGGCACCGATGAACCAAAACAGCACAGCAGCACATCGCCCGGCTGTGCCTCTGTCAGTGCGACACGGTAAAAACCCGTCACCTCCATATTGTCAAGATAGAGATTCTGACCGTGACGCCACCAGTCATCCCCGCGATGAAAATCCGGCATCTCAATCCCCGCCAGATGATAAGCATCCCGGAACAGCGTGTAACAGTCCGTCACCCCGTGCTCAAAGCGCCGCCCGGTAAGATGCGGCACACAGCGGAATTTATGAATCTCACCCCGGCAGACCAGCCACCACGGCAAATCGCTCTGCACCTGCAGCCGCCTGTCAGCCTCACTCAGCCAGGGCAGACCACCGGGGTGGCTGTGGACCAGCGCCACAATCTCACCCTGCATCTCTGCCCGCAGCCAGTCCTCCGGCGACATCCGGAAATACGCCTCCGGCTCACCGGAGATATTCACGCAGGGAAAATATCTTTCCCCCTCCGGCGTTCTCACCACGAAGCCGCACAACTCCGCTGGCGCACATCGCCGGGCGTGCGCCAGAATCGCTGATTCTGTCTGTGTCATGGATTTACTGAGAAAGTTTATTGATGGAAAGGAAACCGCCGAAATTACCGGTATTGTTGCGCAACTCACACCCGCGCATACACTTGCTGCATTTGTCCTTCCGGATATCCGTCGTTGGTTTGTCGAACTCGTCAGCCACTGCCCTGCCCGTGTAACCACACTCATCAGAACGGTAAGTCCACATACAGGTATTCGCCAGCATGATACGCCCCGGGAAAACCGCGCCATCCGTCTCCGTTGGTGTGGCCAGCACAAAAGAGGCACTGACCGCGCTCAGTTCGCTGCACTGCTCGATGCGCCAGCGGCTGATCACCTCCTGCTCCGGATCGGCGTCACTGTTTCCGTTGACGAAGTTCACCGCATCCAGAAAACGGGCGTAAACCTTACGCCGGACCACCGTTCCGCCGACCAGACTCTGCAGATCTTCCGCCATCCCGGTGACCATACCGTACAGGTTAGAAACCGTCAGCGTGGGGCGCGTACTGGTGCCTTTGCCATTCAGTTCAAAACCACTCCCCTGAATGGGATACGGCTGATACTGTCGCCCCTGCCAGGTGACCGGCTCACCTTTTTCGTTCTGCTCATTACAGAAAAAATAACGTTCTCCACCGACCTCTGTCAGGTCGATTTCCCAGAGCACCACGCTGGCCGACTGCTCCGCACGGGTGCATTCATTCAGTGTTTCCTGCCGGATATCCTGCATCAGTTCACCACCTGTTCAAAATCGGCCGTTACAGTCACCCATAACGCCCCCACGCTTGCCGACCATTTACGACAAACCACCCTGATCGGTTTCCAGTCATAAGGTGGCGTCCACTGAAATGCGCGGACGCCACCGTGCCGTTCCAGAAAGGCTTTTAAAGATGGGTGTTCACCTTTACGAACACGTATCGTCACGCTGTAAGTCGACAACTGGTTATTCAGTCCCGCCGCACGACGCTGTTCATAACCATCGCCCAGCTTCACTGTCACCACTTTCGGCTCTGATACCACATTCATATCCGGGCGCACTTTCCAGTGAAACGTCTCCATTACCGGTATGCTCCACTTAACCGGCCACCATCACGGGCCTGCTGTTGCATAAAGTCCGCGGCCGCTTTTTTCCCGAGGTCATAAACCACCTTCAGGGCAGCCGGACCTATCTGCCCGTTCGTGCCGTCGTTATTGATCTCAATGTTGTACTGCGGGGCAAACATCACCATGCCTGAACCACCAGTATCCGCCACAACCCCCAGCTTACCATCAGCACCGCGACGCAGTGGCAGAATGGCTTCAGGTCCCGCTTCCCCCATCACACCCGCGCCTTTTGCAAAAGCAAAAAACGTCGGACGGTTAACCACCGTGCCACTGTAGCGACTCAAATCAGCAGACTGGTAAACACCGCCATCAGCATTAGTCGTGAAGCCGAATAAAGAACCGACGCCCTTTACCGCCTGCATCATGGCCATCTGTGCCATAATTCTGGCCATATCTGACAACAGGGAAGAGGTGAAGGATTTAAAATTCAGCTTACCGGTGGTACAGAATGTCGCCAGTGCATTACCGGCACTGCTGAATGCCACTGTAAACATCTGTTCTGCCGTTCCCGCCGCATTATCCGCATCCGCCGTAAAATTCTGAAACGCCCGCATGGCACCGTTTTTCCAGTCGCCCTGCGCCACTTCCAGTTCCTGCCAGTAGCGTTTGTTTTCATTCAGTTGTCGCTTCAGGCTCCCCTTCAGCACCTCCTCAGCCCTCCGGTAGTCCTCCGTCCCGTAAGTGCCTTTCTGGCGACTGTCATTCTCAAGCTGTTGCAACTGTTGCCGGTATTCCTGCCGGATGCGCAACTGTGCCTGGTAGCGCTGCCGCTGCTTATCCCCCATACCTGCAGTGGCAATATCCAGATTGTGCTGCTCACGCAGTGCACGTTCTTTGTCTGCCAGCTGGCTGGTCAGCTGAACCGTTTTTTTTCTCAGGTCGTTAAGCGCTGTCTGTTTCTGCAGCTCCTGCTGTTTCACATCCAGCAGCGTCAGCGCCTGAATCAGCTCATTCTTACGGGCCAGCACACTCTTTTCATCTGCCGTCAGCTTTTTCCCGTCCAGGTCGCTGATGCGCTGCTGCAGGGCCAGAAGCTGTTTATGCGCTTCAGTCATCCTTTCAGTGGCAATGCCTGCTGACTGTCTGGCAGCAGCAATCTGCCCTTCCACCTGTGCCTGCTGCTGACTGTACTGCAGCAATAACCGGGTGGCCTCATCATTACGGGTTGCCCGTGTATTTTTCTTAATGGCTTTTTCGTAACGTTCATTTTCACGCTGTATCGCCGCATCCCTGACAGCCTGGTCGGCGTACTGCATGGCATTAATACGCGCAATTTCCCGCTGATGTCGTGCAGCTTCCGTTTCATTCATCCGGTTCAGCGCGGCATTTTCAGCATTCCGGCGTTTCTGTTGCTCCTGGTAATTCCGTTCTGCCTGCGCTTTTGCATCCTGCAAATCCTTCCGGCGTTTTTTCTCCTGAAGATCGTTAAGACGCTGCTGATCGTACTCCACCTGTGTGGAGGCGTTTGTCCACGGATATTTTTTCGCGCGCTGAATTTTTTCCTGTAACGCATCAATCTGCGCATCCAGCGAGTCTTCACGACCAATATTCATGGCCGCATCCCAGAACTGCTTCCACCAGTCAGACAAGGTTTGCAGCGTACTACCCAGCGCATTGAGATTATTATCAATATCAGATGTGCGTTTACCGGTTTCCTCTGCCAGCGCAGACATGGCGATCCGGGCCGCATCACTGGACCGCCCCTGCTCCCCAAGGACGCGTATCTGCTCAAGCTGAGTGGCAGTCAAAAAATGCAGCGCATTGTCCAGCGCCTTCGCGGCATTTACAGGATCATCCTTCAGCCGCTTAAACTGATTTATGGTATCGCTGACCGACTGGCCAACCGATCGCTCCATCTGTGCGGCAGCTTTCGCCACCATACCAATATCGTTTCCATGAAATGCCCCACTGCCCACCACCTGTGCCAGCGCACCGGCTGCCGCATGTTGCGTGATACCATTCCCGGATATGGCCCGGCTGAGTTTCCACAACTGCCCGACAGTGACACCGGCATAATGTCCCGTCAGCGCCAGCTGACGGTTAAATTCCTCGCCCTCCTTCCGGCCGTCATGCCAGGCTTTACCCAGACCCAGGACCGCCGCGACAAGTCCGCCAATAACGCCGCCAGTCATCATGCCTTTCGGCGACATCAGTGCGCCTGTCCATCCGGCACGGTTAGCCAGCGTTATCCCGGATCCCCTCAGCGCACCAAAATTGCCGCGCGCCATCTGACTGATTAACACCCCCAGCTCCCGCCGGGCTGCCGCACTTTTCAGCCCCAGCGAATGTGTGGCTTTTCCTGCCCGCTCCATTTTGCGGATATACACTTCTGCAGCACTGCTTACCCCCAGCTGAGCCGCCCTGGCGCGAAGCAACTCAGAAGACGACAGATTCTGGCGGGTTGCCTGCTCTTTAAGCTGGCGGATAAACGCCGCTTTCTGCCGGGTGGCCTGTTCCTCTGCCTGCGTCAGGGCACGGGTTTTCGCCGTGATCTCCGAAATCAGCGCCAGATAATCCTGCTGACCAACCCCGCCACTGTTTCTGGCCTGTCGGATCTGCTGCTGAATACGCTGTAATTCCTGAAGCCCCGCACCGGCCTGTTTCACACTGTCAATCTGGCGATAAAAGGCGGCAGCCGCTTTATCCTGCGCCTCCGCCAGTGCCCTGGCCTGCGCCTGTTCCTCGAGCATTTTCTGATTCAGGGCATCCACGCGCAGACGGGTTTGTTCCACCTCACGGGCCATGCGTTCATGAGCCCGTGCGTTCTTTTCCACCGTCTGCGCATGGGCTGATGCTGCTGTTGCAGCCGAAGAAGCCACCTGCATTGTCTGCCGGGCCGCCTGAGTCTGACGCTCCATAAAACGCTGCATACGGGCAGAAGACCGTTCTGCATCGCTGGCTGCACCATTCAGAAGGTTTTTGATACGGGGAATTTCATTTTTAAACTCTGCCGCATCAATCCCCAAATCAATGACCAGGTTGGCTATCTGGTCCATAACGCACACCTCCGGAAATACCTTCCCCAAGATGCATCAGTTCTTCGTCCGTTCGCTCCGGTATCCCGTTCTCTTCCGGTAAAAGGCTGAAATCAGCCACCGCAGCATCGCTGCTGCCGGACACCATTCTCACGATCAATGCCTTCAGCGAGGCAAACTGCGCATCCATCCACACATCACTGAAGCTCTGCATCCGGAAATAATCGCCCCACTCACCAAGCTCAGTGGCCGACATTTCCGACAGCATCCGCCGCCAGTCTGCCCGCCGGAACTCCCGGGCAAGCCGCATGACAAACTGCATTTCCCGCGTCAGGACTTTTCCGGCGTCAGCGCCTCATGATCATCATCCCCGGCATTCTCAATGGTCCCCATACCGCTCAGCGACAGAACCCTCTCCGCCCCCGCGCCCAGCGCATCATACGACCATGTTGTCATAATGGATGCGCAAAGCGTCTCAACATCCTGAGACTGCTCAGCATTCCACAGTGAGCGGGAAACCAGCCAGGCATTGATATCCATTCCCATACGCAGAAAAGCAATCTGTCGTTCAGCCTCCGGCAGTTCTCCCTCCTGTGCATCAAACTTTGCCGTTCGCTGCTGAACAAACGTCAGATATTCAATTCTCTGCAGCCCGGACAGCTCACTGAGCACCACGGACTGTTTTTCATAATTAAACGTATCCTGTTTCAGAAACATCATGTTCTCCGGATGCAAAAAGCCCCGGATAACCGGGGCAATGATGAGTATCGTCCTGTTATGGTGCGCTGACGGTCACCGCAGCCACTGCCACAAACTCTCCGTCAGAGGTCATGCCCACGATGCTGACACTGCCCTGCTTCACGCCTTTCACCGTGGCCACAAGCCCGCTCAGGGTCACCGAAGCAGTCTGAGGATCTGACGAATGCACACTGATCGCTTTGTCACTGGCCCCGTCAGGTTTTACTGTAAAGGTCAGCGTGGTGGTTGCTCCCGCTTTGACACTGGCAGATGCCGGTGCCACCGTCAGCCCGGTAACGCCCACGGTTTCAGCGCCCTCCTCTGCCAGATACGGACGCCCCACACCGCTGATTTTTACAGTACGGGTCATCACCTCTTTTGAGGTAATGGTTTTACCCAGTGAACTCAGCCAGCCACGGAAAACATCAACCGTACCGTTGGGGTATTTGATACGAAACGCGCAGACTTCACCGGAATCGAACAACTGAACCAGTTTTTTCTGCCCGCTGTCACCCGGACGCCAGGCCAGCGTCGCCAAAGTATCACCGACGGATTTCTGCCCCTGGGTTGTCGTTTTCCAGTCTGCATCTTCATCATCGAGATAAGTGTCATCTTCTGCATCAGCGGTCATCTCGCCAGGTTGCAGATCCTTCACCATCGCAAGACGCAGCCAGTCAGTGTCCGACAAAGGGTTCGCAAATGCGTCGCCGTTGCCGGTATACATCCAGAACGTCGTCCCCGCACCTTTCGTTTTTGCCAGTGGATTTGGTGTGGTCATTGCCACCTCCTTAATTCGTGTACGTGATCTGGTACGTGATTTCCGCCATCGCCCAGGTGGCCATCTCATTATCACGTTGATAGTTAAAACCGAGTGGGATCAGGGTGTCGATGAGTCCGGAAAGTGCTGGTACATCATTCAGGGCCGGGAAAATGGTGCTCTCCATCCACATATCCAGCTCTGAATCCGGTGCCTGTGCCCGGATGAAGACAGCAATATGCAGAACAGCCTGCCAGTCATCTTCATCCGTCATTTTTCCGGTGTACAGAGCATCACTCAGCCACACCGCCACGGCAGGCAGTTCCTGCGCATCAACAAATGCCGGAAGCCCGTCAAAAAACGTGGCGCTGTCTCCACACTGTTCCCGAAGGCGTGCCAGTACGACCTGGCGGATTTGTGTATGTCGGTTCATCGGGTCAGCCATAACCTCAGTTGTTGTTTCAGTGCATACCCCAGCTGTTTCGGCATTTCCGCAGCAATGATGCGGTCGCGGGCATCTTCAAATGCCTGTGTCAGCGGTCCGGACATCGGGATTTTCACCACATCAATGGGGTAACGATTTTTGCCGTCAATACGCCGCATCACATGCCAGCGACCATTCGCCAGTTGCTGAATAAACGCATCCCGGAAAAGGTATTTCCCCACTTTCAGTACGCTGCCACGATGACGTGAGTTGCTGCCATGCCGGGAGCGGGCCAGTCTGACCTGTGCGGTACCCAGCTTAATGGCGGGCAGGTTACCCCGGTTAACACGCATGCGGGCATACATTTTTCCTGAGGGGCTGGCTTTAAGCAGCCTGACACGCTCCCTGACCGTTTTCAGGGGAATACCTTTCACCTGGTTATCCCCGGCAACGGTATTCTGCGCAACCTGCCGTGTGGCGACAGAAATAATCTTTGCCGCCACACGGTTTACCGCCCATGCGCTGGCCTGCGGTACCATACGGGTATCAAGGCTGTTCAGATTGCGGATGGCATTCTCAAGCCCCTTCATAATATCGTCCTGCCCTTACGTTTCCCGGCAGCCCCTCACGCCGCAACCGGATATAACTACATCCGCCATCATCAGGGGTGATACGATCCACACAGAAAGACTCACGACCAATCATCAGCGAATCATTGCGACACAGCCGTAAAATATCTGCTGTTTTCACAAACAGGGATGGTAAAGAGTCTTCAATACGCACACCGCCGGCCACCAGAGAAATATTTTCAGGATCATCAAAAACCCCGGAAATCATGATCCCTTTTAGCCGGCCTGACGTAATGACCGCTCTAATCCCCATATTGCGAATAATGGCCTTGTCTGCGAGATCAAGTGCAACATCAAACAGATTATCGAAATCAGCCACGCAGCCTCCCGTTATTGCATTCTGGCCAGGCCACGTTCTGTCATTCCGGCTGCCACACCGGCAGAGACACGGAACGCCATTCCCGGCGGCACAAATGCCAGAGGTTCATCCCGCGTGGCATGAAGTGCATCGGTATGCAGCGTCACCAGTGCCACGACTGTAACCAGATCATCCATATTCTGAATCACGGTCTCCGGCTGCGCTGATATCACCTCATTTTCATGTCCGGTCAGCGCATTTTCCGGGTGGGCAGACTTATCCCGGATGTCAGTGTCATCCATATTGGCAAGTTCCTCCTCCAGCTCAGCCACACGCTGCGCAATATCTGCTGCGCTTCCCGAGATATCCGGCTCACGTCCCAGCGATGCTGCCAGTTCTCTCAGACGTTTCAGGTTTTCTTCTTTCGTAGCCATACCCGCTCCTGATTGAATGAAAAACGGGAGCATTTAGCTCCCGCTCACGGATTATTTCACCTGCACCACCACAAACTCATCCGGATCCGGCAGCACCATCAGCGGCGCGGACTGCGTCATGGTGAATTCACGCGCCGGATCACCCACGGTCAGCCAGTGTTTCGGATAACGGGAAGACGCCACCACGCCTTCAGACAATGCCTGCGCATCCTGAATGGCACCGTAGCAACGAATACCCTCTGCGGCCGTATTTCCCAGTACCAGTGTGCCGTCCGGCAGATAACGTTTTTCGGTACCGTCCTCTGCCACATAGGACGTTTTTGCCACCACGATTGCCAGATCACCATAATACCCTTTGAAGGACACCACCGCCCCCAGGTCTTTCACTGCCGTTTCCAGCTGTGAATTTGAGCCACGACGGGTATCCAGTTTTTCGCGGAACAGCTTAAAGCCATTCAGCAGACGCCAGACCTTACCATCCATAATGGCAATATTGATGGTGCCGGAAGCAAAATCACAGTACGCATCCAGATCATGCGTCGGATCAAAGGTATCGCGGTCCTGAGCGCTCCACTCCGTCCCTCCTGCCTGCGTAATGTTATTTTCCACCGACCGGCCAAAATCGACCTCAACAGTTTCAAACTGCTCTCCTTCCATGGTGTATTTGCCATACAGCACGGCATTCACCGCCTGCATCTCTTCCACCTGGACAATGGCGTGCTCTTCCTGTTTGAGGTTATCGGTGATGATACGCAGGCGACGGTAAGCCGGGTCGTTCAGCTGGGCCGGATCTTCACCGGGAAGACGCTCCACCGCCTGCTGGTAATTAAATTCGTGTTTCGGCTTAACGTAGCCCGGGCGCAGTACACGAGTTTCACCGCCACGGTGACGCAACACCTTTCCTTCAACAACCGGGGAGACATAGGCCGCCACCGGCGTTTTTCCGGTAATTTTGTCCAGCATTACCTCTTCGGTATGGAAATTCACCGTACGGCGGAAAAACAGCTCCAGAAACAGCGCACGAAATTTAACTTTTTGTTCGGTATAACCGAGTAACTGGCGGGTCGTAAACAATCCCATAAATCAGTTCCTTTCATTCAGAAATCAGTCAGGCCACCGCAGTGACCTGATAACGTGTTACGGCAGCGCCGCGTGACTCAGGGCGCTGCCGGCAAAGGCATTCGCCTTTTTGTGTGTATCCACTCTCTCAGGCCAGTGGATGGCCTCCGTCGCAAAGGTCCCCGACTTGTAATACGTCAGCACCGTCTCTGTACCTTCAAGCGGCAGTACCAGTATGCCAACCGCATGGCCTGCCTTCTGTCCGTCCCAGACCACCAGTTTCCCGGTATCCTCATCCAGCATCAGGGGCGTCAGAGCCGGTGTTGCCGAGGAAATCCCGCTGCTGCCTGTGGCGGTATGGGCCGGATCATTACCGGCAAAAATACGTACTTCTGCACGCTGTTCAGTGATGGTTTTCGTCACCATATAGTTAACCTCGTATAGATGCTCAGCACTGATTTCATGGCATGGCCATGAGCATTTTCACGTCCGCATCACCGTCTGCTGACGTCTGTGACATACCGCCCTGCAACGCAGTCGGTGAATGGTTCGCCATGAAGCGTTCAAACATGGCTGTTGTGGACGCAGAAACCGGTTCTGCTTTACCTGATGCAGCAGCCAGCACATCCCGGGCGTTCTCCACGGTCATTCCCGGGCAGGCAGCCAGTTTTTCAGCCTGCACCTCAGCCCCTTTTGCCTCATCCAGGGCCATGATCTGATCACGGAGTGATGGCCCGGCATCCGCCTGCGGTGAAGCAGCCAGGATCGGGCGGGCTTTTTCCACCGTCATATCCGGCATCGCAGCCAGCGTTGCCGCCAGCTGTTCTCGGCCTTTCGCCTCTTCACATGCCATAATGCGATCGGCTTCACTCTGCGGGGATGCCACCGGCTGCTGCGGTGCCGCCGCGGCCAGAATCGCCCGGGCCTGTTCAACGCTCATGCCCTGTTGCCCTGCCAGCATCATGGCAAGCTGTTCACGTCCTTTCGCTTCCTGGCATGTCAGGATCCCCATCACTCGCTGGTTCTCCTGCGCGACGGCTTCCGTTGCAGTTAATTGCGGCATAGTGCCTCCTGTATCATGTGTGTTCAGCGTCGCAGCCATCACGCTGATGGCGTCCGACGCATTGATTAATTCATCCGCCAGTCCGGCCTCAATACCGGACTGACCTTCAAAAACGGCGGCCTCTGTTCCCATAACCGCATCCACAGATAAACCGGTATACATCGCCACTTTTTCAGCAAACATCCGGCGCGCCGCATCAATGCGCTGCTGCATGTCCTGGCGAACCTTTGCTGGCAGGGATTCAAACTGATTGCCATCCACCTTGTGCGATCCGGCGTAAATCAGCGTGATATCCACACCGGCCTGTGCCAGATGACCGGCATAGCTGACATGGCCCATCATCACCCCAATGGAGCCGATACGGGATGTCTGGGTAACCAGCCGTCGGGAGCAGGCCGATGCCAGTAACATGGCGGCTGAACAGGCCGTGTCATTGCACAGTGCCCAGACAGGCTTCAGCTGCCGGAGACGGTAAATCATGTCAGCGCAGTCAAACGCGCCGGTGGCCTGCCCGCCAGGACTGTCAATGTCCAGCAGTACGCCCCGTACCTGAGTGTCCGCCATTGCCTGCTGAAGACAGGCGACAATGCCGTCATAGCCAGTCATTCCGGAAAATGGCCGCATGCCACCCAGCCGGTGTACCAGCGTGCCGGTCACCGGCAGTACAGCAATACCGTTCACCACCCGGTAAACACGGGCAGGTCGTTTGCCTCCGGCCATGTACTCGTCCGTTTCAGCCAGCATCCCGGGAGCGTCAAGCTGTACCTGCTGTTGCGGTACCGAAAGGCTTGCTGCGCCCATCTCACGCCCGAGCGCGCAAAAGAAAACCCGCGCATAGGCGGGCTCCAGAAGCAGCGGCTCATTGAATGCCGCAGCGATAATATGTGAAAGATTACGTCTCACGTGATGTTGTCTCCTCTTCCGGCCTGCGACTCTCCGCTATCTGCTGCTGATACGCCTGGGCTATCCACACCGGACGTGAGAGTCCGGCTTTTTCGCGCTCTGCGGATTCCCTGACCTGCTGGCGGAAAATGTCCTGATAATCTTCGCCCATCAGTGCCAGTTCTTTCTCATACGTGCTCAGTCCGGCCTCAATGCGCATCACCGATTCCTGGACCTCCTTGAGCCCGTCAATGGCCATTCTTCCGGAGCCAATCCACTCTGCCCGTGACCAGGCTGAACGCGCCTGGTAAAAATCAAAACGCGCCCGTGGCGGACGAATAATCCCCCGAAGAAGCGCCTCTTCCAGCCAGCAGGAAAACATCTGCGTGGCCAGCCGGGCCGCAATAAATTTTCGCCGCCCCATAAAATAGCGCCACGACTCATTGGCGGAGGCGCGGGCACTTGAGTAACTGACCTTCGAGTAATCACGGGACAACTGTTCGTAGGAAACGCCAAGACCGGCTGCAATATACCGCAGCAGCGCCTGTTCAAGCGCCGAAAATCCATTGTCTGAATCCTGCGCTGTCTGCAGGTTCAGCGCATCGCCAGGAAAAAGGTGCGGAATTTTAACACCGCCCAGCGTCACGTTATTCGTGTCATACCAGCGGGTGAACTTCTCCAGAATATTAATAAGCGGATTATCCTGCTGACCTTGCGGTGCCCCCGCGATATATTCAAATGCCTTTTCGGTATCAAGTTCACTTTCGATTGTGGCTGCATACATCGCCTTCACAATGGCCGACTGAAGCTGCGTGGCCTGCAGGGAGTCCAGCATCTTCATCCGCTCCATTACGCTGTAAAACTGATTAGCCCCACGGGTCTGCCCGTCCTCCACCGGCTCAAAAATATGCAGCATGGCCGGACGCCCGGTGGGAAGCTCACGCGGGATCCGCTCCCAGCGTCCGGCACCAGAGAACGGAAAATCATCCTCACAGATATGGTACGCAATCGCCCGCCCATACCGATCGACCTCAACCCCGGCCCGCAGAAAGTGGTTCCCCATACCGTGTCCTGGCGTGTCCACCCGTTTCGGACTCACGGCTTTAAAACGCGTACGGAATAACTGCGTGGTTTCCGTATCCCAGACCGGCTGCACAAAGATTTCGCCGTTAAAGGCATGCACGCCCACCCCTTCACGGATAAATTCCGTAAACGTGCGTTTCCCTTCCACGTCGATCTCGCCAAACATTCCTTCTGCGTATTCCGACCAGGCTGCTTCCACCTCCCCGACAAAACTTTTTGCCGTGGTCTCCCGCATCCCCAGCCAACGCCAGTTCAGACGGTAGCTGATAAGAAACATGTGCCCGACGATATGATCCTTATGCAGGGCCACCGCATTAGCCGCGATACCGTTATTGCGCACCAGATCATCTGCCCGGGCATTCCCCAGACGCAATGCAGGCAACAGGGCCGCATCGGCACTCTGCGCCGGTGGTAACCACTCTGCCATTTGCCCGCCAAATCCTGCGCCGCCTCCGTTGTAGCTGAGACTCTCACGAAGCGGAACGCCGTTCACATCAATCAGGACAGGCGTTCGTTTCATAACCTCACTCCCAGCGGTCGGCGGCGTCGGGTCGTACCCAGAACCGACTCCGCATCGTTGATCGCACGGTTAAGCTCATTCAGGGACGCTGCCGTATATTCGATCCTGCGACCGTCTTTCTGTACCGACACAACCCGTTTACCGGTTAATAAATCAAGGCGCGCCTGACGCAGCGCCTGCAGTTCAGCGACTGTAACCATTCACTCCTCCGGACAGCTTCGCTGCCAGTTCTTCAAGGGTCGGTTGTGCAGTTGCATCCTTGCGGGATGCCGCCAGCACAGCCAGATCAAGTTGCCAGCGTTGCACGGACACACGTAATGCCGCATAGGCATACACCAGGCAGTCCAGCGCTTCGTTACGCCGCTTTTTGTTATCCCACAACAGACGCATCTTTCCTTTTTCCCACTTTTCCACCAGTTCCTCCGCCACCAGTTGTTGTGCCTCTGTCTGCGAAAAAATCTCCGGATTATCAGGAAAGCGGATGGCATACGATGTGGCCTCATTCACAGGGGTGGGATCGGCCTTCATTCGGGCATAGAGAATTTCTTTTGCGGTATCCGTCCCCACCTCACACAGATACACACCCCGCTGATTACGGGTTTTCGGCATGGTGATAACTGGCTTGCCATAGACAGATGCGCCTTTCACCGGCAGCACCCGAAAAACACCGTGTTTTTTCGATCTCTGATAAACGATTTCGCCATCGATCCCCCCGATGTCCCAGCAGATACGGGAAATGGTCATTTCAGTTCCGTCTGCATGGCGGTATTTTTTGTTGATCGCCGCATCCACACGTAACAGCGTCTCTTCCTCATCAGGTCGTCCCATAATGATGATTTTATCCACCAGAAAGGCTTCCTCTCCCGGAGCCCATCCCCAGACATACATCTCAAAACGGTTTCGCTGCGAGTCAATACCAGCAGTCAGGTAAACCACCCGGACAGGCACCGCCGCCGGGTAATGCACAACCTTATCCATCAGCACCTGGTGATCGAGTTTTTCGCCCACGGCCTCTTCCCAGGTCTCCCCCAGTGTGGTGTTTACAAACGTCTTGACGCCGTTAGGATCCTTCAGTGCATCCAGCCAGTCATAAACAATCTGCGCCCAGGTAGTGAACGGGCTGTACGCCGTCCAGATGTGGAAAGTGACAGAACGTGGCGGGGGTATCTCCTCATCACCGACGCTGTAAAATGTCAGGCCGTCACGCGTCCACATCCCGGTATTGTCACAAATCCAGCGCCCCCCGGTCTGATCAAGTTCAGACTGACGGATCACGCAACCATTATGTTCACACAGGTAATACACCGTTTCCGGTTTGCCTTTCTCCCATTTCAGGCCAAACGGCGTCGCATCATCGCCAAATTTCAGATACTGCTCCTCCCCGCAATGAGGGCAAGGAACATAAAACCGCATGAAATGTGCAGATTCATTCGCGGCTTTTTCAATCTGGCAGGAGCCTTTGATTTTTGGCGTTGAACCGCGTATGGATTTTGGCCATACCGAACCTTCAATACGTTTATCGCCAAGCAGTGTTGGCGAACCTTCTTTTTCCACATCCGGTTCAAACGAGGAGAGTTCGTCATAGCAGACCACATCGACAGATTTTTCACGGTAGTTTTTGGCAGCAGCACCACCCAAACACCAGAACCCCACACCAGAGGAAAAACGCTTCAGTGTGAGCGTATTATCCCGGTGTTTCCGGCCCAGCCAGGGAGAAAGTTTTTTCAGGCAAGGAACATCACGAATTGTTGCTTCCACGTGAGACTTCATAAAATCTTCAGCAGCTGAGTCCGTCGGCTGAAAAAGAAGAGTGTTGCGGGATTTGTGCTCAATAAAATACCCGATCACACCAAGCACCATTTTTGTATAACCAACACGGGCAGATTTAATCAGGTTAACTGTACGAATCTCGTCATTGCCCATGCAGTTCATGATGGCGACCTGAAACGGCAGCGTTTTCCATTCCCCCTCACCGTATGACGATTCTTTAGGCAGGTAATAATTTTGATCGGCCCATTCTACAGCCGTCACCGGCAATACCCTGACCAGTGGCTGCAGTGCGATAGTGACTGCCACCATCATATTACTCAGTTGTTGTTCTGATATATTCATCGAGTAAATCCGGTAATTTATCCCCCGCACGCGCGCACTGATTCGCTCCCTTAGCAATAAGGATTTTCAGATGATCAATATGACGCGGCGTTAAATCCGGGAACTGTCGTTGCATGGACAAAGGAATGGAGTCAAGCGTACTGGATAAAGCCATCGCCAGCTTACTAAGGGCAAAAATACAAAATCCGCTATCAATAAGATTTCCTTTTGACACCTGATTTTTTAACTGCTGTGCGACAGCCTGTTCTGCGGTCAGTTCCCATCTCGCAATGAGTAGTTTCTCTTCATAATCCTCTTCCGGATCACCATCAGGCACATCGTTTTTACTTCTTCTCAGATACGATATGTAAAAATCACGCCAGGCATCCAGATCCAGTTGTCCTCGCTTGTTCGAAACCGGGGCACCCGGCAGTTTCTGTAATCTGCGAAGCTGGCGATCGGTCAGACTCAAATGCCTGGCAACTTCAGTCTGAGTAGCCACTGTTCACCTCGCCAAAAAATCTCCCCTCATGCGTTTTAAACATGCATCTTGCGAACAACTTTATGAAACGCGGCATATATGTCCGGTTTGAGTGTTCAATTTTTGCGCATGTCCGGTTCGCAGAAAGCACATTTCTATATTTTTCAAATGGTTAACCTTCAGAGAAACCGGACATGGTTTCCGAAAAATTTTCATAAATAGTGAAATTCTGCGCCGCTCCCGCCCCGTGGCAGGCCACCCCACCGGGAGGACCCGTCAGCCTGACAGCCATGACGAACGTCTGATACAGCGCCCTGCATGAATGACATCGGGATAATCCAGAAAGGAATAGCATCGTACCCACAAGAATCAGTGTAAGTGTCCTGTTTCTTCCACCCCCGCACAGGACTGGCGAGCATGAGGGACAAACCCGCGAACCATAAACGCGGTAAAAACCCGGTGTGCATCGTTTTTGATTATTCCCGCACACTCGCGCAGAAGGAGTTCCCCGTCGGGCTACGGTCATGGTTAATGCGGGAATACAGCGACGATACAGCGCATGATGTGTCAGGCCTGAATACCTTTATCCGTTAAAAGGGATATCAGTTAAGTTATCCCGTGTAGGGTATAAGCCATTATCAAAGCCACTCAGTAGCGAATGGCTTTTGTAATGGGCTATTTAATTAGGCTGTGTCCCTTAATCATCTGAGCTATAGTAACTGTCTGTTTACACAACATATTGAACTATGGCTCGCTACGACCTTCCCGATGAGGCATGGACCATCATCAAGCCCCTGTTACCTCCTGAACCCGCCACACCACGGGCCGGACGCCCATGGGCTGAGCACCGTAAAATCATCAATGGCATGTTCTGGGTGTTATGTTCCGGTGCACCATGGCGCGATTTACCCGAACGATATGGGTCATGGAAAACTGTTTATAACCGCTTTAACCGATGGTCAAAGTCAGGCGTGATTAATATTATTTTCAACAGGTTGCTTTCGCTACTTGATGCAAACGGCTTTATTGACTGGTCTGCCACCGCGCTGGATGGCAGTAATATCCGGGCGCTGAAATGTGCCGCCGGTGCTCAAAAAAACATCCCGATATCGACGGAGATAATGGGCTGGGTCGCTCTCGCGGCGGTTTTGGCACCAAAATCCATCTGGCAACAGACGGAAGTGGCCTCCCGTTAAATATCGTGCTAAGCCCCGGACAAGCTCATGAAAGCCAGTTCGCGCAACGACTTCTGGACGGGATTGGCGTTCAGCGTCAGAACGGCAGCATGAAACGCCGTGGACATGCGGTACTGGCTGATAAAGCGTATTCAGGGCGCGCATTGCGCAACGAGCTGAAAAATAACGGTATAAAGGCAGTAATCCCCCGAAAGTCAAATGAGAAAATGGCATCGGATGGACGTGCACAGCTTGATCGTGATGCGTACCGCAATCGTAATGTCGTTGAACGGTGCTTTGGGCGGCTGAAAGAATATCGCCGCATCGCCACGCGTTACGACAAAACGGCGAGAAATTACCTGGCGATGGTGAAACTGGGCTGCATCCGACTCTTTTATCAACGCTTACGTAATTAAGGGACACAGCCTAGTGATGCTGCGTATTCGATTAGATATAACTTAGGTGCCAGCCAGATTTTTAACCATGTCATATTGGCTACTATAGAAATAATAAAACTTAACCATAGAATAAAAACTGCTACTAATGGTAAGACAAAAGCACTTAACCTACCGTCACTTTCCCAAATCATAGTCGGTTTGTATTTAGGCTGTCCATTATCACATGAGCGTCCGTCATTATCGAACTTACCAATTTCAACTTTTTTGCACTGTTTCTTCATAAACCAAATAACCAGCGGGATTGTTGAAATGGCTATTAATGTTTTAATCAGGCTATCAACTATATTCCATACCAGCAACTGATGAACAACATCCGGAATCTGAGCCTGACTGAATGCAATGGCGGAATCAATTCCATCGCTGGCATTGTTCAATAAATCAACAAGAATTTTCTTTGCTTCTTCTTGCATGTATATATCCTGTAAGTTGTAAGCCTGTTCGAAAAAATAAACAACTACGAGAGACAGAAAAAAATATCTCAGGCTCTCTTTCTATAAGCTTTTAGTTGAGGATGTTCTGCAAAACAAAACTGGTTAGTTATGTAACTGCTTCTGGAATACAACAGCCGACGTGCTACAACGTAAAATTCGTTTGATTGTGGCAGTTGAGGAAACAGACTTGCATTTCTCAATATCATCAATGATGACCACATCCGGTACAGGCATGATGCGGGTATGCAATGTTTTTGCACTAATAACATCACAGCCATTCAGTGGACGAATATCTGCATCTTCAGGCACTACCAGAAGCACACGTTTCTCCGTTGCAGAAAAGCCAGCAGCAAGAGTTCGCGACAATAAAGTCATTCCACTACGTGGCTTCATACAAATTTCAGAAATATGATTTTTTTCGTCCAAATGATGCTGGCCATCATTTTTATCATCACTCAACAACTCTGCTGTTAATACAATCCCTGCTGTCTCAGATTTCCAGGAAATGCTGATATCCTGATCATCTGCATCAACATCATATTTCATCGAGTAAGGACTAAAGCAACGTCCAACGAACGCATCGTTTACCAGTACACGCCCACCCTGTCTGACCTGAAAGTCAACGCGCCCTGAAAGCTGATTTACTGTTACAAGCAATGCCTTTTTTCTTTTTGTTTTATTACTCATTGCCACAAACTGTTCAGCCATCTCTCTTGTCACACTACCAGAAACTCTTTCTTGAATTTTCACAGTAAATTTTCTGGATGTAGTAGCATCGACATTAAAAAATCTGGATGTCATTAGGCAGTTATTAACAATTGGCATCAGCTCACTTACAATTGTAACAAATTCCCGGTAAAGCTCATTTTGCTTTTCAGCACACAGTTTTCCGCAATCGGCCAGCTTAAGCTCAAGAGCAATTAATCGTTCCATTATTGAATTAATTTTTTGCAACTCTTTCATCAAAACCTCCTGACAAAGATACCGTGCGACCACGGTCGCACGCTCCTGAATACATGCCCTGTTTCTTCCACCCTCGCACAGGACTAGCGAGCATGAGGGACAAACCCGCGAATCATTAGCGCGGTAAAAACCCGGTGTGCATCGTTTTTGATTATTCCCGCACACTCGCGCAGAAGGAGTTCCCCGTCGGGCTACGGTCATAGTTAATGCGGAAATACGGCGACGATGCAGCGCGGAATTTAGCGAGCGACCACGATCGCACACGAGAAACAAAGAGATTTTTATACTGCAGAGGAACAAGCTGGCGGGTAATTCAGCGTAGTGAATACCGGCATCTCCATCTTGTATGCGTAATGATACTCAGCAGTTGCTCCAGCAGACGCTTTCCAGCCAGGAAGCATCAAAATAGCATCCGCACAACGAAGCATTGCAAAGCAAATATCCATGTATTCACGTTGTGTCAGACCATTAGGCAAAGTGGCTGGATTCAAGACAGAGTGACCATGTCGTGACAAACGATCTGCCTCTTTATTAAAGGCGTCACGATTAAAGTTCTCATATCCCGTCATTGGCCCGGCAATATAAATTTTCATTCACTATCCAACAAATTGAGTTCGTTTTTGATACAGAGGGATTAATTCAGGCATTGCGTATTGATGTATTCCTGAAGCGTTCTCAGTGCTGTTTGGTCGCGGATAATTCCGTCCCGGATACCGAGAACGTTTCGTCCAGCAACTGAAGAGAGTTCGACGGTGGCATCATTGCCCATGCCGGAGGCGCTGGAGGTTTTGGCTGAGGCTGGCACAGGGCATTTTCCTTTGACGAGCACCCGACCACCATTATCAAGCTTGCGCCGAAGAGCATCATTTTCAGCTTTCGCATCAGCTAACTCCTTCGTGTATTTAGCATCGAGTGCATCAACAGAACGCTGGCGCTGCTGCATGTCAGTAATGGTTGCGTTCGCCAGCTTCAGTTCTCTTGCGTTTTTGTCGCGCTGCTCTTTGTAGGTAATGGCGTTATCACGGTAATGATTAACAGCCCATGACAGGCAGACGATGATGCAGATAACCAGAGCGGAGATAATCGCGGTGACTCTGCTCATTGATCTATCCCCCAACAGGCTAATGCGCTTTCCTGGTCACGACGAATAACCTGTCCATAGCAGTTATTTGAACGTATGCGGCAATCGCGCCCAACATCTTTTATCCACCAGCGAATCGCCTCGCATGCGCCCTTACGATCACCGGCATTCAGCCGCTTATAAAACGTCGACGGGAAACACTTACCGGGGCCAATGTTATAGGGGCAAAATGACGCTATACCCGCTTTTTGTGGTTCGGTCAGTGGTACTTTAATATTGCGCTCCACCCATGCCAGCGCCTTATCACGTTCAATGGCGTTAACCTGGTCGCATTTTTCCTTCGACAGTTTCATACCGGGAAAAACGGGTTTACCATCCACCATCGTGGCACCCCGACAGATGGTCCAGATGCCGGAACCATCGCGGTATGCCGTAGTGTGGTTACCTTCTTTTTCATCCAGAAACTGGTCGAGAATATCAGGCGCAGGCGCACCGATAGCAATCAGTGCCAGAACGGCAGCCGACAGGCCATATCTGATTTTTACGTTCATGGATATTTATCAGGATTTATCGGCTTCAAATCCCCGGATATGTTAAATCTTACCTCGCCAGTGATGGGCACTGGCGGGAGGAGGATGTCAATCTGATAAACACAGAGGTGACTACGGATTACACAAATCTACCAAAACAAACTTTTGCTGATTTAATCGCACTCAGGCAAGCAGTCGTAGCTCTAATCAACTTGTTGCCGGAGAAGGAAAAGGAATTAGTTAAAGCGCTTCTTAACAGAACTGCCGCCGATTTTTCATCATATCCACTGACAGATGACCTTGCGGACCTTCCTGAATTAATTGCAGCGTCCGCCATTAAGCTTACTGAAGAGATTTACCCTCCTCAAAAATCTTCACAAAATTCCTGCGAGTAACTTCAATGCAATAATCGTAAAACGCCGCAAACTGCTCATCGCGGCGTTTTTTTTCATCTTCAGAAGGAATCAGCACCGACAATTTTTTCTCCAGTTTTTCAATGGGCGATTCAATATCATCTTTTTCTGACCGCAATGCCGTCGGTGGCGTCTTCAGAGAACCAGTAATTCTTCCCGGTAGCTTTCCTTTGTAGGTTATCCACACATTCTGCGCCTCTAAAATTATGGGGCGCTTTTCCGGCGACTGCTCATCCCCTTCACATAACCCGGCAGCAACATCCAGGAATACCTGTCTGATTCTCATTCTGGCCGCTGCCTCATAAAACTCCAGCGCGGCACCTTCAACACGGTCCAGCGAGATGTCCAGGTCAAAAATTTCACCGTCAAAGCGTTTTTTGTCCCGTAACGCTAAAGTTACCGCAACTTTATTCTCAAAATTGCGGATCCCTTTCACAATCAGTTCATAGTTTTGTGTCATTGAATTACTCTCCCCGCGCAGCCTTACGCTTGTCTTCTCTTATTTTGAAATACAGATTCGTCAGATAAGTCAGAAGCCCCAGAAGCAGACTTCCCAGCACACCAATCGCAGCCCACTGTGATGGACTGACCTGATCCAACCACTGCAAAAACCAGTAGCCGGCACTGCCGGCGGAGGTGCCGTAGGCAATGCCTGTTGATATTTTTTCCATCTGATACATATCCCGCCCCCCGACAGACCTGTGCTATCGGAAAGAAAAAAGGCCATCAGCAAAACTCTGATGGCCTGAATCACCTTTACCAATATTGTATGAAAAAACACGCACGACTAATTGACAATAATTTTCATTTCCATTAAAAAAGATCGCGTAGCATTCTTAATTCATGAGGAACTTTACCCGCCAGCAATCTGAGTAGCGAAAGCTGTTCATCCCCAATGTTTTTGCTGGCGGGTCCTTTTTTCTACGGTCCTCCTCCCCGGAGGGGGGCATTTCATTATTTTTCTAATCGTTACTGGTGAGAAGGCGGAAGAAAAAGCCAGTTCTTCGCCCCTAAATAACAGCATGATTCCAGTCCATGCAAAATCTGATTTCCAGCTCACACATACCGAGCGCTGTACAAAAAACCGCCAGCCAAGGCAGTTAAGAGTGTGTTCCCGGGGTTTGCTTAGAATATTTTGTAAGTTGTCCGAAGAGATATTTACAACACCAGAATGATGAATCATCAGTCCCCTGCCAGAGGTTCACTACGTAACCTGACCGACAATGCACCATTCTGGTGCTGAAAAAAGAGCACTGGAACTGCAACAAAACAACATCACAGAACAGGAGATGGTAAGGAGTCAGACATTCCCACACAATATTGTGTCAGTGCAAATAACAACCTTCGTCTCAAATCTCGCTGGAGCGGGCAGCGGGAATCGAACCCGCATCATCAGCTTGGAAGGCTGAGGTAATAGCCATTATACGATGCCCGCATATGGTGCCGACTACCGGAATCGAACTGGTGACCTGATGATTACAAGTCAGTTGCTCTGCCTGCTGAGCTAAGTCGGCGCTGGCCCACCACCGAGGACTCGAACCTCGCACCGTCAACTTAGAAGGTTGATGCTCTATCCGGATGAGCTAGTGGTGGTTGGTGGCCCTTGCTGGACTTGAACCAGCGACCTGGCGATTATGAGTCGCTCGCTCTCACCACTGAGCTAAAGGGCCGATAACATAATGATAACGTTACAGAATAAATTCAGCAATATCACTCTCTCTTTCTGATTGAATTCTGTACATCTCTTGCGGTCTGCTCAAAACGTTCAGCCTCCAGCTCGACACCAATTGCACGACGCCCCAGCGCCATCGCTGCTTTGACTGTCGAACCGGACCCCATGAAGAAATCTGCAACCAGGTCACCCGGACGACTGCTGGCGGTAATCATTTGCCGCAACATATCTGCCGGTTTTTCACAGGGATGTTTGCCCGGATAATACTGCACAGGCTTGTGCGTCCAGACATCCGTATAAGGAACGGCTGCCGATACGGAAAAATAACGCCGCAGGGATTTGTACTCTTCCAGCAGGCTGGCATACTGCCGGTTCAGCTCACTGTATGTGCTGACCAGTTGGTGATGTGGCTTTTCCAGTTCACCCCGCTGATGTTTCTCTTCTGCCACCCGGGCAAACAGCACCTGAAGTTTTCTGTAATCATCCTCGTTCGGTAACTGCCACTGGCTGGCACTGAACCAGTGCGACACCATGTTTTTCTTTCCTGAGACATCAGCAATCTGTTTTGCCGTTATCCCCAGAGCCGCACGCGCATCACGAAAGTAAGAAATCAGCGGAGCCATCACATGCTGTTTCAGTGCCCTGCCCTTCGCCTCATAGCCATCATCTTTTGGACGATACGGCCCCTGATAATGTTCCGCGAACAGAATGCGCTCTGTGGCGGGGAAATACGCCCGCAGGCTTTCCTTGTTGCACCCGTTCCAGCGCCCGGACGGCTTCGCCCAGATAATGTGGTTCAGCACATTAAAGTGCTCACGCATCATGATTTCGATATCAGATGCCAGGCGATGACCACAGAACAGGTAGAGACTTCCGGCAGGCTTCAGTACCCGCCAGAATTGCGCCAGACACTGATCCAGCCATTTCAGGTAATCCTCGTCGCCCTTCCACTGGTTATCCCAGCCCTCGGGCTTCACTTTAAAGTATGGCGGGTCTGTGACTATCAGATCGACAGAGTTTTCCGGTAAGGTCTGGATAAATTCCAGGCAATCAGCGTTGATTAACTCACAACTGGATATTTTTACAGTATTAGTCATAGATCAATAAGCACTTCTCTGATAGGCTCATTCTGCTTTTGCGCAAAGCAGATGGGCCTGAGGTTTGCTTGTGATCCCAACGCATGAGCAGATGGCTGGCAGGTGCCGCTAACACCCACCAGCCGCCCATTACCACAAATAAAAAAGCCTTCACTGCGGAAGGCGTCTGTAACAACCGAACTGATAATCTGCCAGACCCGCCATAACAAGCTGGGTCAGTATTAACTGGCAGCGTTCGCGTGAAAGATAAATGTTCTGCGCAATTTCCCCGACGGTCGCCGGTTCGGTGACGCTTAATTCATTAAACACCACTCTGGCGGTTTCGGTCATATCCTGCTGTTTTAGCATGTCTTTTCCCTTTTCTGGTTAACGTGACATACCAATAACTCTTGTCTAAAAAGCCAGCAAGCTGAAAGACCGATATTCTCAACCACCAGCGCGTTTAACGTCCTGTACCGCTTTTCGGGCACAAAAAAAACCCGCTCATCGGCGGGTTTAAGCTGTGTGGCGTAGTAACCACTCTTAACAGGATATTCAACTTTTTACGATCGTAAAGCGTTCGGGGAAAATTTTTAAAGCCGCATCAGTCGTTCCACCAGCTGCTCTTTACGGGCAACGATCCAGCCGCGTTGTTCCAGATAAAATTTGAACCGTTCCAGAGTGCATACCATCACATCGGCAGGTACTTTTTCCGTGAAGTCGACCTGACCGTGTTTATCGAAGTGGATCAGTAATGCGCATCCATCATTTTCGGTGGGGGAATTTTGTGTTGCTGGTGGCTGTTTCTGGCTGAAATAACAGTCTTCCAGTTTTTCGAATACTTCCCACGCCTGATCGGTTTCGAGCATTTTGGCGTGACGGGCTGCTCCGCGTTCTGTCCAGAGGATGAGGTGCTTTGTACGCGGTGCAACTAAGTTACTTTGAGTAACCTTGTTCTTAAATTCCCGCAATTCAGCCCCTTCCAATTTGAAGTAGTGTTTCCCACAAACAAAACGCTCGGCATTGCGTGTATAGTTCACTTTGATGTTATTAGTTTCGGTGCCATAAAGTTGTGCCAAAAGCTCGGTAGTAATGACAGGGATTTGGTTATGGGTAATCGGGGAAAGAGTTTCAACTGAGATTTGAATAGCCATAGGATGATCCTTTTTCTATGTGAATCATCACCAACCTGAGACCAATCAGGGTGGTGAGCTGGCGGCGTTGGTCTTACCGGGAAAAAGGAACCGGCGCGCCGGAGCGCCACCGCCAACCCACCATAATGCGAGTGTGGCTATGCAAACGACAATAAAAAAGACGCGAGCGCGCCTATTGCCGCCTTTTTCATCCGGGAGACCAATCCCGACGCCAGATTTTGCTGACGCGTGAGGAATATAGCCCCGGACAATGTGTCTGGTCAAGCTACTACATGATTCGTTCTACGTATCTGTCCATCTCCAGTCGGATATCAAGCATCATCAACATGCCATCAATAACCCCTTCCGCTTTCTGCAGGCGCTTGCCAATACAGGTATCCGAACACCCATGCTTTCGTGCCAGCCCCATAAAAGTCATTCCACCTACGTAATAATCCACCAACAAATCGTGCAAATCCTGATTTTTCTTGTTCAACCGGGCCATACAGCCACAAATTATCATTGCATCATCATCAGAACACTGAGGGCGTGATTTCACTTTCGGCGGGATTAATCCTTTAAAACCAGCAGCTATTGACGCCCATGACACATCTTCGTGATTGTTTGCAGCCCATGCTCCCCACCGCTCCATAACCTGCTGAATATCACGCACCATCGTTATCACCTGTAATTTCGTAAATCTTCACACCCAGCCGCCCCCCCAGGAACGAGCTGACCGCGCACAATATTGATTTCATCAAACTGCTCGTCGTCTATGAGAAGTCCGGCATGCGTCAGCGCATCCAGTGGTGCTTTCAGGATATTGTCCAGGTCACGACGACGTTTATCCGGTGGCTCTGCAATCACCTTTATCGCCAGCCTTCCGGACAGGCTTAATTTCAACTGCTGCTGGCGAACAATAAGCGCCACATCACGGCGATAACGCTTTCCGGCTTCCGAGATGAAATACGTATTGCCATGACGTCGCCAGTAGGTATTCACCGTCGGCGGGTAAGGCAAAACAAATTCTATGCGTTCGGTCATTCATGCTTTCCACTTCAGGACACCCGAATTTCTCGCGTGCATTAAAAAACGAATCAGCAACAACAGCTGGCTGCCGTGTTTTTCTTCAAAATCTTTTACCCCGGTGTGCAGTTCGTTATGACATTTACGGCACAACGGAATAACAAACAAATCGTCAGCCTTTGTTCCCATCCCTCCCAGTCCATGACCAATGATGTGATGCGGATCATCTGCCTGATTGCCACACGTCATGCATTTCTGCGTTTTTACCCAGCGCGTGTATACAGGCATCTCTTCCCGTTGTGGTTTCTGGCGCTGGAGATACTGAGCCGGAGATTCCGGATCAACGGCAATGCTGACCACCGTCTCTTCCTGTGGTGGATTCTGTTGCTGGTGGACGTGAGGCGGTAGCGCAATATTTTTTGTGCGCTGCTTTAGTATGCTGGTGGCAGTCTGCTCTCCCGGTATGATGTCGCTTTCGCGGTACACTGAGCGGATTTTTTCCGCACGCAACCCCAGAGAACGACGTAATACTGCCTCCGGTAGCGCGTCCGCCACCTGATTGCAGACCGCCCACCAGGATAATTCAGCCAGCGATAATTCCCGCTCCTGCGTGCCATTCACTGCATGGCGTATGACGTCAATCATCCATGCTGACAGGTTTTGATGAGCAAGTTGCCCGAGTGATTCGGATGTCTGGTCACGCAGCTGGTTGTCGCAGTGCCAGCACAACACCATCGCGCCGGTACCATAACGATGTATGACGATTTCACTGTGATGATAGTCACCATGAGGCCACTGGCAGGATTTAACATGACGCAGGAGCCAGTCAGACAGTGCACCAGCGCCGCAGGCAGCACGAACCACCCGCTCATCGCTGAAAAATGGCAGCAGAGATTTGTCTTCCGCCAGCGGCTGGCGAACGGCAGGAACGACCCCGGACGGCAGACCGCGCATGCTTTTTGGTTCCGGTTCAACCAGCACTCTGCCGTTATGGAATACCTGCATGGATTCACGGCCTGGCTTAACGATAACCACCCCAAGTTCCGGTACCAGAACAGGTCGAAGTAATACCCGCACGTTACCTCCAGATGCGTTGCTGGAATATGCGGGACGGACGCGGTGGGCGTTCGGAGTAAGGGAGTCTGACTGAGATTATCCAGTGACGGTAGTCGAGGCTAAGAGCTTTCTTAACCTCGTATCCGCGCCTGCGGTAACACTGAATTATCCATTCCGCCTGCTCTTCAGTGCATGGAGGATGCTGGAACCAGTCTGATTTGAATGCGTGAAAACGCCGTCCGCACCTACTGGCAAAGACGGCAGAATCATTAGAATTGTGTAATTTGGTATCGTGCGCCATCGGTTGTCTCTGCTGGCGCAGCAGGTGCCAGTTGTTCAGGCTGGCGTGCGAATTGTAAACCAGAATGCCAGGAAAAAACAAAACCCGCCGAAGCGGGTTACGTGCGGGTGCGTTGAGGATGCCTGACACATCAGAGGTGGCGAGGGATTTCTCCCTCGCCTGGTCTCTTACTCCTCAGGTTCGTAAGCTGTGAAGACAGCGACCTCCGTCTGGCCGGTTCGGATTCGTACCTCGCAGAGGTCTTCCCTCGTTACCAGTGCCGTCACTATGACGGTTAAACAGATGACGATCAGGGCGACTAACATCGCCTTTTGCTGCTTCATAGCCTGCTTCTCCTTGCCTTCCGGCACGTAAGAGGCTAACCTACATTTGTGAGACATAGATTGGGCCTCAGATTAATGTTAAGCGTCCTGCAAGACGCGTAATGTTAACTGGGGCTTTTCTCTGTCTGCCTTACAGTGGCATGCCCGAGGCAGACAGCCTCAAGCACCCGCAGCCATTCTACTTAACCTTTTAGCTGTTTCCAACATTTTATCTTTGCACCAAAATTCGCTCGCAACCTATCGATAAATCTAGAATTTTTAAATTAATAGATTGCAATAACATGCGATGTTCTCTTTAACCAAAATCAGGTCACACAAAAACCATTCTACAATTTTTGTTGACTAATTATCTGATAATGGTTTAATGTATCTTCAATGGTAGTAAAAGACTACCTCCCTTGATTAGGAGGTCACAATGCAAGTTACAGCTCTTGGTAGGTTCTTACGGAAAATCCGTATTGATAAAGATCAGATATTGAAAGACATGGCAGAAAAACTTGGTGTGAGTGTCGCTCAACTTTCTGCAATTGAATTAGGTAAGCGTTCAATATCTGCTGATTTTGTAGACAAATTCATGAACGTTTATGCAGACACAGTCATCAGCAGAGATGATTTTCAATGTCTGGTGGACGTATCTCAACCAGTTCATAAAGAAGATTTTAAGAATACTTCTTACAAGCACCGAGAATTGTTCGTCACCTTTGCGCGTAAGTATAAAGAGCTTCCAGAAAGTGAAGCAAATGACTGGCTTGAGAAGATAAAAAAAATGTAAGGTCAAAGTCAAAGATGAAACAAAAGCGATTACTGTGTAATAAAGTAAATTTTATTGCTCCTCAAACCATATGGAAAGTTGCTGCCGCCGCGCGCCAAAAAGCAAGGCAGTATCTCCCAGCGACATCGGATCCTTCAATTGACATTGTTAGGTTATTAGACAGGCTAAACGATACCGGTGCAATTTCGATGGAAATTTGTGAAATTCATGAAATGCCGCATGAGTATGCTAAGGCAAGACCTGCATTAGGCGAGTTATACGTACGTAAAGACACTTACATTAATGCAGCAAACGGCGTACCACGTGATCGTTTTACTCTGGCTCACGAATTAGGGCATTTAATTCTTCATGCGGATGTTACGCCTGAATTTGCTTTCTCACAGACATCCTCCAATCATGACTTTAGAGAGGACGCAGAATGGCAAGCAAACGAATTTGCCGCTTGGTTCCTGGTTGATCCGCAAGAGAAAGAGATGATCAAAACCCCAAAAGAAATTGCTGTTAACTTCAAAGTTAGCCATGAAGTCGCAGGGATCTTGTGGAGGAAATTTCGTGAAAACCAGATCATTTAATCGGCAAAAGAGCGCCAACTCTTTTGCCGATAAGGATAACGATTCTGAGAGCTTACTCACCGCTCTTAGAGCATCACTACCCGCCTACTTAATGATTCACACCTTTAGTGTAGGCGTTTTGGTGATGACTTGTAAAGGTGAGATTTACAGGAAATCAAACCATGACTACAGAAATGAACGCCAAAGGCGAAGAAGTTGTGATTGTGTTTACCCCGTACATTACTCGTGGTGGTAAACGTATTTTTAAGAAAGATGGTGGATATTATCGTCTAGAAATTCCTAAAGACAAGTACCGCCAGCGATGAGCAGCTAATGATGATCTAAGGGGCATTCGCCCCTTTTTATGTAGTCATATCACTCCCATTTAATTTGCTGAGAACCGTGATTTCTCCAGCGGTTTTGTGTCGCGCTGGGCTTGTTGAGGGAACACATCACAATATCAGTTGTGTTTGTGAACAATCCCATTCTGCGGTTACTGAGTTTTAACCATTGCTGGACGCCGCGAGCGTTTCTACAGGTCAAAAGAATTTTTGCTTTACGGTTTTTCATCGTTTTGCTCTCCTGCGTTTCTTTGCTGCACGTCGTGCCGCGGCAATACCGGTATGGCGATTTGGTGCCGGGATGACGTTGCCAGCCATCAGGACATGCGGCATAACTATTAATGCTGCCCCATGAAACCAGACCAGATAAGGCGATATCAGCATTACTCACCCCAACACCCATTCTTTAGTTAATTCTGTCATTTTTATTGCCGCCCTTTCGGGCGACCACCTGATGTATTGAGGGTGCAGGAACCCCTCCGGTTAAGGATTAAATTTTATTTACAGAACTGAATTTAATTATTCAGATATACGTATCTGTAACCTTACGAACAAACTCACTGGATGCCTATTTCATAAAAATAATCCAGTGGGTTTTATCGTTTTTTCCTGTTCGTTGACCGATAACAGGTTTTCTGTCGGTCAGTACCAATATTTGGCGAACAGGTATTTGCGTTTCATTCCATTTAAAAATCAGAACGCCGGATGGACGCAACACACGAAAGGCTTCTTTAAATCCCTGCCGCAAATCATCACGCCAGGTATCTTTATTCAGCCGTCCATATTTCTTTCCCATCCAGGCGTTATCACCAACACGCTCAAGATGCGGAGGGTCGAATATAACCATCGAAAAAGATGCGTCTGCAAATGGTAGTGCACGAAAATCAGCTATCAGATCAGGACTGATAATCAGGCATCGTCCATCACACAATGTGTGCTCTTCCTTTCTGATATCGCTAAATATCGCCCGGTCGTCATTCTTATCGAACCAGAACATACGGCTGCCACAGCACATATCAAGAATGGTTACCGGTGTACTCACAGCATCACCTCCTGAAAGTTACCCTGATAGAACGCCAGCACACGCTGCATAACCTTGCTTTTCCGGCACTCGCGACAGATTATGTTCTGACGCCTGTCGTAGCGGCGTATTTCTCCGTCAGGTAATGACCAGATAAGGTCCGGATCAACAACAACCGGTTTCCTCACCTTTACTCTCAAGAGTTTTTTGCGGGCGCTTTGCCAGTCCTTGCGAGCCTGTTCAGACGGGAATAAGCCGTAGCCAGAATTATATACATCACCACTTGCGACCAGTTCCATGCATAAGCGACCGACAGACGCACGACTGATACCTGTTTCATCTGACAACTGCCGAATCGTGACCCGACCGTCCTGATGCACGAGTTCCACAATTCGCGTCTTCAGTTCTTCCCGCTGTTCGGGAGTAAAAGGTTTCGCCATAAATCCTCCTGAAACTACTTAACAACCCTCGAATGGCTAACATTCGGACGCCAGCTCTCCCAGTTAAAATTCACCCAGCGCCCGCCGTTCATGACCATGCGATCCATCACCCGCTCGCCGAGAAGTGTATTCATCGCTGCATGGTTAATATTTGTCAGCATCCCCACACCGCGTAACGATGCCGTCCGGCGATCAACAATCTGGTTCAGTACCACCTGCTCGTTTTTCGTATCCCGCTGCATGCCAATTTCATCCAGGACCAGCAGGTCAACACCACAAAGCTCCTGTAAAAATTTTTCACCGGATTTGCCGTTGTCGTAGCTCTCATGCAACACGCTCATGACATCGGACACGGTGACGATAATCACGCTACGCCCCTTCGCCATCAGCCGGTTGCCAATCGCGGCTGCAAGATGATTTTTTCCGGTGCCGGGCTTACCGCTGAACACAAAATTCGTACAGCCTGTCATCAGTTCGTCAGCTATGGATTTCGCCTGACTCAGTGCATGTCGCTGACCGTCGTTCTGCGCCCGGTAATTCGCAAACGAACACTTCCGGTGCAACGGCTGGATGCCGGAGCGGTTCAGGATTTTTTCCACCCGCAACTGACGATTCTGACGGTTAATCTCCCTGCAACGCTTCCGACCTTCAGCAAGCTGCCACTCCTGCCATTCTTCCGCCGTCCGGAACAACGGTGTCACGTGCTGCGGTACCAGCCTGCGAATACGTTCCAGAGCGCCCCCTGACGCAATGTTTTTCATGGTACGCTACCCCCTGAACCCCGGCGGTATTTCAGTATCCGGTTCAGAAATTTGATTCACACAACGCTGGTTGTTCGTACCGCTTACCGGGAGCAACCAGGGGTTTTCAAAATTCCGGTCCGGTCCAAAAAACGTCGTCGCTCGCTGAACAAATTCCGTTCCCGTTTTCCCGGTAGCCGCCAGATATCTTGCGTAACGCCTCACGCCATCCAGCATGGCCTCTGGTGGCACCCCCTCGCGTAATCTGGCCTTCCAGGCACTGAAAGCGGATTTCTTCGGGTTTGCCCCGGCACGCAACGGGTACTCCCGCCAGACCTGTTCGAACACGTCCGGATAATCCACTCGTCCCACAGGCTGCCCGGTGTTTTCCGGGACTACCCAATCGGCTTCCCGCTGAATGGCGGAATCGGCTTCAGGCTGCTGCAGTTGGTGTGATTGCTCCGGCCTTGCGGTCATCACCTGCTGCACAGCGCCCGAATCGGCTTTCAGCGCATACGCTGAATCGGCTTCCGGTGTCGTGCCTGCTGGCTGACCAGGATTGACGGTCTGAACATCCCCTGCCTGGTTCGTGGCGATTTTTTCGCCATGAACCATAGTGTTTTTGTCCTGTTCCTGTTCTTTCTCCTGTTCCTGTTCTTGGCTTCGAAGCCCCTTTAAAGCCCCTTCGAAGCCCCTTACCGTATTTCGGTTGTTATTTCGCCTTACATCCAGATGAAAATCCGTCTTATATCTGTCATAAAACGCTGAAAGAAAAGCGTTTTCAGGTAATGACGCATATTCACTCCTGACACCTGCACAACGGTTATCGCCAGGCTTTAACTTTCCCCCAACCTGCCAGGCTGCCATTTCATGGACCCAGACCATCTCGGAATCATGGTCATAACTGCAAAAACCCACTTCGACAGCCCTTCGAAGCCCCTTCGAAGCCCCTTCCGGACCAAGCCCGGTTTCATGAGCAAGGTACAAAACCGGCAGGTAATACAGGCCCAGCATGTTTGCGTGAGGGGATGTCATCAGGTAAAAAGCAACCACCTGCGCTTCTGCGCCTGCCTTTCTGAGTTCTTTCCCCGTTTCTCCCAGCCAGAATCGCGGGGAAACTTTTGCGTAATCACGCATGTCCACCTCATCTGGTGCCGAACCTTCCTCCGGATATAATCTGTGATTCCCCAATCAACAGAACCAGAGGAGGTTCGACATGTCTTTTTTGAAAAGCCTTTATCGGGCTCATATATTAAAAGTTGCAGCAACAAATCACTGGCAAGAAGGAACAGATGAAATGTTGCCGGATTACCGGGCATGGCTGCGCGCCGAAACATACCTTCGTCTCGATATGCTGATTAACGATCTTCAAAAAGAGGCTCCATCCACTCAAACCCTTCAGGGTGTCGGCGCTGTTCGCGTTCTGGTATCTCGCCATAACGCTCTCTCAGTAACTGAAGTGCGTCAGCTTTCTTTTGCTGAACTGATTTTCTTGCTTCAGCCAGCTCTGGAATCAGTGAATATCCCATCGGAGGTGTTCCGGTATCCGCCCCACGTGAACCAACAGCTACAAGCTGCACAAGACAACAGGCATGCTGGATTGACTCCCTGCTCAGAGGCTGAATGGGATCATTCTCTGCTGAAGAGATACCAAGATTTGTATAATCCTCAATAAGCCGGGCGCACGCTTCAGCATCAGCCAGTTTTTTTCTGGTTTCCTTGCGCTGTTCTCTGACGGACAAACGCCAGAGCAGCGCATTGGCTTTATGCATCAGCCACTCTGCCAGTTCCACATCAGATAAACCGCCACGCCAGATGTGTGGACTGTTTTCGTAAACGCTCAGTGTCAGTTTTTTGTCATTGGTCATATTTATTGCCCCGTCAATGCACAGCCAGAGTATTTCCTGCCGGACCACCACGATTCATCTGATCGAACAGAACGATCGCTGATGCAACGAAATCATCGATATCTTTCACCAGCTGTTCCTGCGTCTCCAGCAGTTCCCGAAAATAAACTGAACTGTGGCTGCGCATTCGGGCCACCAGCGGAGGCGGCATTGCCTTTTCGATCGCTGGTAACAACGCCTGAATTTTTTTAACAGCATCAGGGGTGTCTTTCTCTATCCAGCGGAAAATTTTCTGAGTATTGCGAGCCAGGGCTTCCGGATGGCTGTCGTCATATAGCTCCGGGAACGTCATACCCAGCTCAAAATAAGCCCAGGTTATTTCAGCTGCCGGAACTTTTTCACCGTCCGGATGCGCCCAGGCATTCATCGCCATGCGGATGTGTTCATGCTTGATTTTCATGAATCAACCTCCATCAGCCTTTTTGGTGTTAAGTTCATATTTGTGACGTGAAGGAGACGTGATTCCAGTGTATTCGGGCCATATAAGATCCCAGTCATTAGGTCTCAATTCTCGTCTTGTAACATGTCCTCCAGTTTCTGCTTCTATCATCAACGCACGAACAGGAGACACAGGTGAAGTTCCAGATGCCATTTGGGACAAGAAAGACGGAGACACACCAAGATTGGTCGCAAATTTTTTTGCTTCTCCAGTTTTTAATGATTTGATGAATTCCTTTAGCGTCATAATTTTTATCTCAGCACATTTAGAACAAGTAAAAGTTTATACGCAACTAAATAAACCAGTCAAGTATTTGCTTGTTTTGCGATTACTAAAGATAATGCATGTATGGAAACAAAAGAGATTCGGCGTTTACGCCTCAAAGAGTGGTTCAAAGACAGGACTTTGCCGCCTAAAGAGAAAAGTTACTTATCTCAGTTAATGAGTGGTAAAGCTACGTTTGGCGAAAAGGCAGCTAGACGTATTGAGCAAACATATGGGATGCCTGGGGGGTATCTTGATATGGAACCTGAAGATACAACAGAATCTCCGTCATCAAGATCTATGGCATTAACTCCTAACCAATTGGAATTGTTGCAAATATTTAGTGCTTTTCCTGACGCTGAGCAGCAGGAAATCATAAAAGAGCTAAGAAACAAAAAAGAGGCAATGGAAGATCTTGTTGCACGTTGGTTGGCGCGGCAAGGTCGCCGAGCCTGACGTGATACTTACTAAAACAAGAGATATCAGATGGGCGTACTCGAAATCAGTGCTCTTAGAATTAAGATGCTTCTATTGGCAAAAGGCTGGAGCCAAGCAGAACTTGCGCGCAGAATTGGTATTGCTCAACAATCCGTCCAAAGGTGGGTTTGTGGCATCTCAAGCCCTACAGCAGCCAACCTAGATAAACTATCTGATGTGACTGGATTTCCTCAGTATTGGTTTTTCTTACCATTAAATGAAGAAAATAAGGACAGGGCACAGGATATATTAAAAATAACCCCTACGCAAAAGGAACTACTTCAAACATTTGAGGCATTTCCAGAGGAAGAGCAACAGCAAATGCTTAAAGATATGAAGGAGAAAAAAGAGACAATGGATCGTATAGTTGCAAAGTGGCTAGCAGCACAACAAAAAGTTCCTAGGCAGGATTACCAGTACTTACAAGACGAGGTTCACCATGAACACGGCCCTTTCACCAATGGTTTCTGAATTTGAAACCGTCGAGCAAGAAAATAGTTATAACGAATGGCTGCGTGCAAAAGTGGCCGCAAGCCTTGCTGATCCACGTCCAGCCATTCCCCATGACGAAGTTGAACGCAGAATGGCTGAACGCTTTGCTAACATGCGCAAGGAACGGAGCAAACAGTAAATGTTACCGGTTTTATGGCTCGAAAGCGCAGATGCCGACCTAGATAATATAACCAGCTATATTGCACGTTTTGACATAGATGCGGCAGAACGTTTGTGGAAACGCTTAAGGACTTGCGTCCTGCCATTATCTGAACATCCGTATTTATACCCGCCAAGCGACAGAGTGCCTGGTTTGCGTGAAATTGTAGCTCACCCCAATTACATCATTCTGTACCGCGTGACAATTTCAGGCATTGAAATTGTTAACGTAGTTCACGCCCGCCGACAGTTCCCTGTAACACCTTAATCCCCCTAAGCCCCTCTCAAGAGGGGTTATTCCTGCCAAAGAGTTAAGTTAAATATTGACTGTTTAGTTTATTTTTGCATAAACTAGTTTTACCAACCCACTCCGCCCCACAGAACGCAGGGCAATACTTCGAGTTACCAGGCAGTGGTCAGGGGGTAAGTAGCCAGCCCGAGGCGTAAGAACATGACGGCAGGGTTCAACTTTAATAACTATGCAGCAGGTTTTTTGTTCCGCCACCCCGGCGTTAAGGGGAAATGAGGTCAGCATGGATACTATCGATCTTGGCAACAACGAATCTCTGGTGTGCGGCGTGTTTCCCAACCAGGACGGCACGTTCACGGCGATGACGTATACCAAAAGCAAAACGTTTAAAACCGAAAATGGTGCCCGTCGCTGGCTGGAAAGAAACTCAGGCGAGTGATATGGATTTCGACGCAGTCATGGAAAAGGCTTACGAAGAATACTTCGAAGGCCTTGCCGAAGGCAAAGAAGCTCTCAGCTTCAGTGAGTTTAAACAGGCGCTTTCCAGTTCGGCAAAATCTAACGGCTGATAAGCGAAACAGCACCGCGAGGAATCAGTATGCAGAAACGAGAACCCGTCATCATCGCGCCAGACTATACCGATGATGAACTTTATGAGTGGATGCGCCAGAAAATTAATGCAGCGCAGGATCTGAAATGGGCCAATGAAGCCAGGGCTAAGCAGGCTGAAAATCTGTCCGCTCTGGAGCAGGATATCACCAATCTGGAAAAAGCAGCGGCATTAAGCATTGCCAGAATGATTGCATACCCGCGTTAATAGCTAACCAACGAGGCTAATAATGGAATTTAAAGATTTACCAATGCCATTCCAGGAAATGGCAGCGAATATAGTTCGTTCCCAACTGGCGACTCTTGACCTGAGTACCGTAGAAAAAGAAACCATCGATACTATATCCGGTAACGTGCGTCGTGCCTTTATCGGTCTGTACGAAGAGAAGCAGCTCTCTGATAACCAGGATTTACATGAAAAATACTTCCTGGATCTAATGGACATCATTGATAAGGGGTTTGGCTTGTTAATGAAAAAGAAAGGGATTCGAATAGAACCCCTTGAAAATTACTTTGCAACAAAAAGCATTAATTCTTTTGATTCAAAACAAGAGAATTAATTACAGATTTAACATGCTCTTTCTCATGATTGAAGCTCTCATGATTGAAAGTGCCTGGTTGAAGCGAGTCGATATAATCAACAAGACTCTGTCGTACGACTTCATTTTTATCCATTACAGATGCAAGAAATGAAATTGCTAAAAGAGTTATATCACTACGCGCCGCAGCATGCTGCAATGCTTTATCAAAATTATTAATCTGGCGTATCAGGGAGTTAATGATTTCATCATTTTCAGTCGACATTTCACCCTCCTGAGGGTTGGTGATTAAGGAGTTCTCCACGGGTGAGGTGGAGTGCGTGCGCCGGACACGGGTGAGCATCCGGCACTGACAGTTTACTGAAAGGATATTTCCCTGAAAAGTCAGACCATAACGCGAAAGCGCACGGCGAGGTAGCTGGTTCATAGATAGCCTGTCGTTAAATTATCGTCGACCGTACGCTTCCGGTTGTGGCAATCCGCGAAATGGCGCGGCGGTAAGTATGGCAGGGGTACTATTCTCCCTCCCCTGTGGAGCACCGGGTTGTCAGGTTGACCATACGCTTAAGTGACAACCCCGCTGCAACAACCCATGTTGATTACCTTTTGGCGGGTATCCGTTTTTTGTTTTCCCTTGTGATACCCGCCCTTTTTAAAGTGAATTTTGTGATGCGGTGAATGCGGCTCAGCGCACGCGGAACAGTTAAAAAGCGATTAGTTCCCACGTATCGGGTGGTTATGGGTATCCCTGTATCCGGCGTTAATTGTTAACTGGTTAACGTCACCTGGAGGCACCAGGCACCGCATCAACAAAGTTCACTTCGGTGATGAAAGGAAAGAGAAAATGTTGAATGTAGCTATTGAAAACCAGAACGGGTGGAATTATAGTGCACCTGCACCTCATAAAACGGGTGCCGGGATTGGCCTCCTGTTAATCACATTGGTGCCTGAACACGCGCCAAAAGCGTGTTTTTTGTTGCCTGCATTTCATCATTCAATGGCAGCTCAGGCGGGAGCTTCTCACGAAGCGCCGGGTTCCGATGTGACCGGTAAGGCCAATCCCGTCTGGGCTACCACCAATCGGATTGGCCTCTGCGGTGGTGGCAGTACTGCTTTCACATCGGAGGATGCCGTTATGGCTACTATCACTACCCTTTCTCACCCTTGTGTAACCATCGAAAATGGTCGCGCTGTCACCACATCTGTCGCCATTGCGGAATTCTTCCGCAAAATGCATAAAGACGTTCTGAAAAAAATAGACAACCTAGAATGCTCTGAGAAATTTAGCGGGCGCAATTTTGCGCCCGCCGAATATCTTGATGAGCAAGGCAAAAAACGCCCAATGTACCAGATCACCAAAAACGGCTTCGTTTTCCTGGTGATGGGCTTCACAGGCAAAAAAGCCGCTGCATTCAAGGAAGCCTACATTGCTGAGTTCGACCGCATGGAGGCCGAACTGCGCCAGAATAACACCCCACCTGCTGACAAGATGATTCCGGGTGATGGTCGCACTCTGGTTGTTCACTTCGACAAATTCGGCAATGTCGAATTCACCGAAACCGTTCCTGATGGCGCACTGGTCTGTACCCTGGAGACTTTCCGGTTTTATCTGGAAAAACAGGGATGGACTCTTGTTAACCGGGGCGCAATTAAAAATATGACTGTGGAACAATTACTCAAAATTCATTGTTGAGGACGCAATAATGGAGACGTTATTACCAAACGTTAATACGTCTGAAGGTTGTTTTGAAATTGGTGTCACTATCAGTAACCCTGTATTTACTGAAGATGCCATTAACAAGAGAAAACACGAACGGGAGCTATTAAATAAAATATGCATTGTTTCAATGCTGGCTCGTTTACGTCTGATGCCAAAAGGATGTGCACAATGAATACAGTATTTGCACTCGTTCTGACGGTTTTTCTTGTTTCCGGTGAACCGGTTGACATGGTTACTGGCGTATACAGCTCAATGAAAGAATGTAGGACTGCCGCAGCGAAACAGAAAATTCCCGGTGACTGTTATCCGGTCGATAAAGTTATTCACCAGGATAATATCGAAATCCCGGCAGGTCTTTAAAACAGTTCCGTAATAAATATCCGGTTTCATTCTTATATGCCAGCAATGGCAGGGATTTGTTCACCCTTAAATCTGTGATGAGGTTTATCAATAATGAGCACTGATAAAGAAGAATTTGCACTATATTGCGAAGCAAAAAATGACAAAGTAAGAAAACGCCTGGGAATTAAAGGTGGTTTTTACTGGACTACAGCAAAAAAATTATCTGTTGCAATCTCCCGCTGCATTACCGCAATGGATGACAACGATTATGATGAAGACGACTTTAAAAAACCCGTCCGCGTCAATTTGCCCGTTGTTGACGACCTTCCGCCAGAAGGCGTGTTTGATACTGAATTCTGCAACCGCTATGAAAAAGGCGGGAAAGATGGCATCACAATGACATTTATCGGCCCTTCCCCCTCTGTTCAGGACAAACCAGCCAGCACTGACAATACCAACATCAACGGCGAAGACATGACTGAGATTGAGGAGAGCATGCTTCTGCCTGTCTCCGGTCAGGAACTGCCCATTCGTTGGCTTGCTCAACACGGCAGCGAAAAACCAGTAACGCACGTTTCACGCGACGAACTCCAGGCATTACACATTGCATGGGCTGAAGAACTACCGGCTGTTACTGCCCTGGCTATTTCGCATAAAACCAGTCTGCTCGACTCGCTGGAGATTCGCGACCTCCACAAACTGGTTCGTGACACTGACAAAGTTTTCCCTAATCCTGGTAATTCAGACCTGGGACTAATAACTGCTTTTTTCGAAGCATACCTGGACGCTGACTACACTGATCGGGGTCTGCTGACAAAAGAGTGGATGAAAGGAAATCGTGTTTCACGCATCACCCGCACGGCTTCCGGTGCTAATGCTGGCGGTGGGAACAAAACCGATCGCAATCCGAATTTAGTACACACCCTCGACACACTGGATGTGGAGATTGCAGCAGCCACACTTCCGATGGATTTTAATATTTATGAAATTCCGGGCAGCGTTTATCGTCGCGCAAAAGAAGTAGTCCTGAAAAAAGAAAGTCCGTTCAAAGAATGGTCCGCAGCACTTCGTGCAACCCCGGGTATTCTGGACTATTCCCGCGCCGCTATTTTTGCACTTATCCGAAGCGCACACCCTGAATTTTATCACTACCCGGGACGCCTTCAGGGGTATATCAACGCCTATTTGACGGAAACTGATCACGAGAACCCCAGCAAGGAAACTCTCACAGCTGCCCGGCATACGCCGGAAAAAGATATCCTGGAAGAAATTAACCGCGAGGTGGTTACTGAGCGTGAAACAGAAGAAGAAAAACCACAACCATCTGACGCAATGGCAGGTGAACAGGCAACAACTGAAACAATGGAACCGGATACAACTGAACATTGCCAGAACGCGCAGTCGCTGGATGCTCAGTCGCAGGTGAGTTCCGCTAACCAAGTAAAAGTCACCGCTGACGAAGTAAACAAAATTATGCAGGCAGCCAATATCAGCCAGCCTGACGCCGATAAGTTACTTGCTGTATCGCGTGGTGAATTTGTTGAGGGGATTAGCGCCCCTAATGATCCGAAATGGGTCAAGGGGAGCCAGACTCGCGATTCTGTGAACCAGAACCAGCATGAATCGGAACAGAATGACCAAAAAGCGGAACAAAACAACCCAAATGCGCGACAAAACGAGCCAGAAACGATACAGCCTGAGCCAGTAGTGCAACAGGAACCGGAAAAAGTTTGTACCGCCTGCGGTCAGACCGGCGGCGGCAACTGCCCTGATTGTGGCGCGGTGATGGGCGACGCAACATACCATGAAACATTCGATGACAAGAACCAAGTTGAAGCTCAGGAAAATGATCCGGAGAAAATGGAAAGCACTGAACATCCGCACAAGGAGAACACTTGCGGCGATCAGGATCACGCCAGCGATAATGAAACTGGCGAGACGGCAAATACCTTAATTAATATGAACGGTCATCATAAAAGCACATCCACCAGCAGAATGTGGCACCACCTGATGATCGACCTTGAAACAATGGGCACAAATCCCGATGCCCCGATTATCTCAATAGGTGCAATATTTTTCGATCCGCAAACCGGAGAGATGGGGCCGGAGTTCAGCAAAGCTATCGATCTGGAAACATCTGGCGGAACCATCGACCGGAAAGCAATAAAGTGGTGGGCGAAGCGATCACGCGAAGCGCAATCTGCCATTTTTACCGATGAAATCCCGTTAGATGACGCTCTACTGCAATTACGGGAATTTATCAACGAAAACTCCGGCGAAAGCTTTGTCCAGATCTGGGGAAATGGAGCCAACTTCGACAACACGATTTTGCGCCGTTCATATGAACGGCAGGGGATCCCCTGCCCGTGGCGTTACCACAACAATCGCGACGTGCGCACTATCGTTGAACTGGGAAAAACCATCGGTTTTGATGCCAGAACAGCTATCCCGTTCGAAGGAGTACCCCACAATGCACTGGATGATGCCCGTCACCAGGCGAAATACGTTTCAGCTATCTGGCAAAAACTGATCCCGAGTCAGGCTGATTTTTAATGTTCAACCGTCGCCAGTTGTCGTTGATATTCTGCAACTGGCGCGTTCCGGAGTGATAGCCATGAGCGAACAGTACCTGATAACGCTCGACGAGTGGAAACCAAAACGGTTCAGTCTCCCAATAACAAACACCACCCTGGTGAAATACGGAAAACTAGGATACATCGTTCCAAGGCCACAAAAAATTCGTGGGCGTTGGCTGATAGATCGCCGAGCAGTATTTGTTGGGCCTGGTGAAACGGGAATTGCGCCGGAAATTCATACTGGCGATGATGATGCACTGAAGGAGATTTTAACTCATGTCACCGAGGCCACGAAAAAACAGCACTGACGTAGCCGGTCTTTACGAAAAGTTTGATCGCAGAACTGGCAGAGTTTACTACCAGTATAAAAATCCTGTGACTGGAAAATTTCACGGACTCGGAACAGACAAAGGTAAGGCAGAAAAAATCGCTTCCACAGCCAATCAGCGAATAGCTGCAGCAGAAGCTGAATATTTCATGCGCAAAATTGATGAAAGTCCGTCAGCAACAAAACGTCGGGGTATCAGATTAAAGGCATGGGTTGATCGATATCTGAAAATACAGGACACGCGACTGAAAAATGGAGATATTGCAGCTACAACTCACAAAGAAAAAACTCGAATGGCTGCATACCTGGTTTCCCGTCTGGGAAACCACCCATTGAAAGAACTGGAAGTAAGAGACTTTGCATTAATACTGGATGAGTGGCTGGATAAAGACATGGTCAGCACAGCGAGAGTAAATCGTGGATTATGGGTTGATATTTATAAAGAAGCACAGCATGCAGGGGAAGTTCCTCCTGGATGGAATCCTCCGGAGGCTACCCGTAAACCGATCCCTAAAGTAACCAGAGCCAGGCTCACCATGGAAGACTGGCAAAAAATTTACAATGCAACGCCTGAAAAACACTTTATCCGTAACGCAATGCTTCTTGCGATTGTTACTGGTCAGCGCCGTGATGACATTTGCCACATGCGTTTTTCGGATGTGTGGAACGAACACTTACATATCACCCAGGGAAAAACCGGAATGCGTCTGGCGTTACCGCTTACACTACGCTGTGATGTCATTGGGATAACGTTAAAAGAAGTTATTGATGGGTGCCGAGACAGAATATTAAGTCCATATCTAATCCATAGTCGGCACCAGAAACAACCAAAGCCGATGAGTAAAGACAACCTGAGCGACTACTTTGCCAAAGCACGGGATCTGGCTGGGATAATTCCACCAGCAGGAAAAACTCCGCCAACATTTCATGAACAACGCTCTCTATCAGAACGGCTGTACCGTGCACAGGGTATCGATACAAAAACATTACTAGGACATAAAGTCCAGGCAACCACCGATCGCTATAACGATACTCGGGGTCAGGAATGGGTTAAGTTGGTTATTTGA